TTACAGGTCAGTTAATGGAGATTGGACAATGAGCGACAACAAACTTGCAGCTCGTGTACGTCATACGGGCGCTATGCTGCTTGAGCAGCAATTTGACTCCCTCAACCAGATGATGAACGACGCTGTGCGGGAAAAGCTGCCGGGATATTACATGACCGACTTCTCCGAGGACTCGGTTCTGCTGCGTTCCAGTGAGCCGTCTATGGCACCCATGTCACCCTCTGATATGGATGTCTATTATTTGGCCAGCTACATGGTGCTGGATGGCGAAGTCACTTTTGGCACTCCTGTAAAAGTGGAACGCGTCGTGTCGTACGTTGAAGTGTCCGAACAGAAAAAGTGATGAGAAAAGGACAGCATTGCAGTGAGGATCTGAAGAATAGGATAAGTCTGTCCAAAACTGGAAAAAGTAGATTGCCTTTTTCTGCTGAGTGGAAGGCGAATCTGAGTCTTGCTAAGCTTGGAAATAAAAATGCTTTTGGCAGTCGCTGGTGCAAAAGCGCAGAGGCAATAGAGAAAGCAAGTTTAGCAGCTAGTGGTCCTAATCATTGGAATTGGCAAGGTGGAAAATGCTCTGAGCCATATGGCGACGGCTGGCACGAGAGACTCAGAGAGCAGATTCGTAATCGTGATGGCAGAGTCTGTCAGATGTGTGGCAAACCAGAAAATGGTAAGAAGCTTGATGTGCATCACATCGATTGTGATAAAGACAATCACAGACCAGATAATCTGGTCAGCTTGTGCAAGGATCCTTGCCACAAATCCACTAATTTCAATCGCTGGTACTGGCCAGCATTTTTCCAGTGGTTGAAGGGACAGAAGGAATCTGCGTTTCTTTTATCAGAGGAAACGCTGAGTGGTGAATACTTGCAGGAGAATTCAATATGAACCAGCTTATATCTGAGCGCATCTGCAACACACTCCAAAAGTGCGCTCCCGCACTGGCGGAGTACGGCGTAACAGGCATGAAGTGGGGGAGCAGAAGACCATCAGAAGCTTCTGGTCTGAGAAGAGCTGATCGCGGTCTTAAGGGATTCAACAGAGCTTCTGATAAATTGCATGCTGCAAAAACTCCTGGGATGAAGGCAAAATTCTCTGGTCTTGTAAAGACATTTGTCGATCGTCACGGCCAGGGAAATAAAATACTAGCTCGTTTTTCGGCGGCACGCTCGGCAAAAGCTTCCAGAAATTATGGCAGAGAGCATGGAATTGCAAGAGGAGAAAGAAATTCCTATGCAAGATCTGTAATAAAGAACAGGACTGAACATCTGCTCCAGACTGCAGCTGCCGTCAGTGAGGCATTTGCCAATCTCAAGGCCAAGGACCACGTGGCAATAGCCAAAGGTCTAGAGAAAAAGAAAGCTGCTGCGTCCGATTCTACGACCAAATACAAATTCCATCGCTCAGCGGCTAAGCATCGCGCTCTGGCGCGGGCTAAGGGCGGCGCGGCGGCTGTAGCAGAAAAAGGCATGAATCCAGGCTTTGCTGCATATCTGGCTAAGAAAAAGGGCGCTAAGCCAGCCGCTGCCGCTGCCGACCCTAAAGCGGCGGCTGCTCCTGCTGCCAAAGGTGGCAAGAAAAAGAAAGGCATGAATCCAGGTTTTGCTGCATATCTGGCTAAGAAGAAGGGCGCTAAGCCAGCCGCAGAATCTGCGGTCTCCGAGTACGGCGTTCCAGGCATGAAGTGGGGCACGCATAATCCACTGAATAGAGGACTGGAAAAGAATATTGCGCAGGCCAAAATGGCCAAGGCCAGCGACAAATTCTATAAAAAGGAATATGCCAAAACTGGCGGAAAGGGATTTCCCGATGCCGGCAAGTATGGCAGAATGCCGCAGAGCCAGCGCACCACCATTGGCCAGAGCAACAAGGCGCAGGCTGCTGCTAAAACAGCAAAGAGCGGCGGCACACCCAAGTCCTGGAGATCAGCGACAGGAAAGGGACTGTCTTCTGATAATCTTCGACTCATGAGAGCCTTCGGTGGTCACAGACGATCAGCAGTGAGATAACCATGAACAAGCCGCAAACACTACTCGAGTTCTTCACTCCCCAGACTAAAGTGCTGGAGAGCATTGTTGATGAAAAAACGGGCGAGCGGGCTCTGCGTGTTGAGGTGAAGTGGCAGCAGGCCGACAAGATCAATGCCAACAACCGCCTCTACCGCAAGGAGCTTATTCAGCGCGAGATGAATAAGCTGAAGCCTGCCATCGATGAGCGCTCACTTTACGGCGCTTCATATCATCCGCCTGAGCAGGCCGAGGTGGATGATGTCAGCCACATGTGGGAAAGCATCGCCATGGATGCCAATGGTGAATGCACAGGTGTGGTGAAGGTGCTGCCAACCACCAGAGGTAAGAATGCGATTGTCATTCTTAACAACGGCGGCAAGCTTGGCATGAGCTCGCGCGGTAAAGGTACGCTGGTTAAAAAGTCTCGCGCCGACGAGGGCAAGACTATCGAGTATGAGGAAGTCGCTGACGATTACCGCATGCAGAGCCCTGGTGACTTTGTGCTATCACCCAGCGTCATTGACGCGGGTACAAGGCAAATAATGGAATCCCGTTGGAATGACAACTCGGATTCCAGAGAGTCAAAGGAGAAAGGTATCGCGATGGACATCAAAAATCTGGACGAGTTGAGGGCTGCATATCCTGCGCTGGTCAAGCCGATCGACGAGGAGAACGCTGCTCTCAAGAGCAAGGTTGAGGCGATGGAAGAAGAGCTCACCCAGCTCTCCGAGGACGCTGCGACTCTCCTGGAAGAGTATGAGGGAATTATCGGCGGCGTGCGTGAAGCCGTTGGTTTCCTCATCGAGATGAACGGTGTCATTCCGGGAGACGACGACGAGGAGGAGGAAGGGCACAAGGGCAAGCAGCCCGAGGGTGATGAGCCTGAGGCTGAAGAGCCCGAGGGTGAGGGTGAGCCCGAAGGCGACGAGGAGCCCACGGAAGAGCAGCTGAAAGATCTTCAGAAAGCTCTGGACGCGGGCGCAGCGGCTATTGCTGAGCTGGCCACTCTGAAAGAGTCGCTGGCTAAAGACAAGCGTATCGCCGCCGTGCTGGCCGAGATGAATACGCTCCTGGCCGCTGAGGACGAGGGACGGCGCGGGCTCGTGCGCGCCGAGCTCGTGGACAAGGACGGTGCGCCGTTGGTGGATACGGTTGAAAAACTCAAGGAGAGTTTTGCCGCCGCTAAGACCAAGGTCGGCAACACCATTATCGAAATCGAGCGCCAGAAAATCGTCGGCGGCGGCGCACCTGGCGAGAAAGGCCATGTGGCTTCCGAGGCCAAGGCCATCACCGAGGAACAAGCGAAGGCTCTATGGTCAGAAGCCAAAGCAGCCGGATACAAGGGCGATCTGAACGAGTACAAGCAGACCGTCCTGAAAACCAAGTAAGAGGAACATCATGAAGATTTTTGAAAACGTCGATCGTTTTCTCACCAAGCAGAAGGAGCACATGCTCCGGTTGGACGAGGCCGAGGGTCTTCGCAAGCGCGAGGACTCGGGATACGATTTTTCTCTGAAGGAAGAGAACACGGGCCGCAGGATCGGCATGCGTGAGATCCTGTACGAAAACACCATTCAGTGGATCAGAAGCGAAGCGTCCAAGATCCTGCTCCCTGAAATGATGCAGCTCAGCATGCCGGGCGTCCTGAATGAGGACGTCATGACCACGGCGTTCCCCACGTTCACCACGAGCCTGCTTCCGGCCGTGCGGCGGATTTACTCCCAGCTGATGGCAATGCAGCTGGTGAGCGTCCAGCCGCAGATGGGGCCGACCGGCTATATCTGGTGGATGGACTTCGTGTATGGCACCGCCATCAACACCAACGCTCCTGCCAAGGGCGACCGTATCGGCGACGCCGACTATCCGACCTACTCGGACAGCTACGAAAAGGGTCCGATCAACGATCTGGAAATGACGCTCAAGAAGAAGCCCATCACCGCCACCACCAAGAAGCTCAAGGCGGGCTGGACTCTTGAGGCGCAGCAGGATCTGAATTCCCAGTGGAAGCTGGATATTTGGACTGAGCTGCAGCCCGAAGTCATCAACCAGATCGCGCGCGAGATCGATCGCAACCTGATCAATCTCATGCTCGCGGGCGCGGGCGCTGGCAACGTCAACTGGAATGCCAACGGCTATCTGTCCGAAGACATCAAGTACACGATGATGAGAAAGGCGTACGACGAGTCGCTCTACAACGCCGTCATCGACGCTGGTGCCAAGATCTTCAAGCACAAATTCGTCCAGCCCAACTGGCTGCTGATGAACGGCGACACCTTCACGCGGTTTGCCAAGATGGACAAATTCATGGCAGACCCCAATCTCGGCCCTGACCAGATGAGCCAGATTGGCTGGCGCTATGAAGGCGTGCTGGCCGGCAAGTACAAAATCTATGTCGACCCCTGGTTCGTCGACAACAAGATTCTCCTGGGCTATCGCGGCACGGACTGGAAATATGCCTGCGCATATTATGCGCCGTATGTCCCCATCTTCCTCAGCGAAGAGTACATCGTCAACGGCGACTTCACGCAGCGTGCGCGTGGCGCCATGACGCGGAGCTTCTCTGGGGTCATTCCGGACAGCGACACCGACCCGCTCAACTACGGGCTGGCCACCGTTTCCATCAACCAGAGCTAAACAGACGCCTGAGCGTCATGAGTAGTGGACTGGTGGGGAAAGCTAACGCCGACCCCACCAGTCTTTTTCACGAGTGATATGAGGAGCATCAAATGTTCAAGCTAGCGATCAACAGGGGCCGCATCGCCCAAGGTTTTTATCCTCAGAACAGCCGTACCATGATCTGGGTAGATCACAATGGAGTGGCTGACTTTTTAGGCCGTCCAGGTCTGCCCACTGGTTTTGAACCTATCAGTGGCGAGTTTTTAGAAGAGGCGCAGAAGCTAGAAGCAAAGCGGATTTATATTCAGCGCTCCTGGGCGCTGGGTGATACGCTGATGGCTATACCTGTGCTGCGCGAGATAAAGAAACTGGGCTGGGATTGCTACCTGCGTGCCAGCGATCAGTATGCCTCTATCATGCCATATCTGGATATTCCTTTTCAGAGCATGAAGAAAAATACCACCATCGGTGATGTCGGACTGGTGGCCGACTGGATGTTAGAACAGGATCACACCGACGAGGAGCGCGGCGCTCTTCATCGTGTTCATATTTATGCAAAGGCGGCGGGCGTGAAAATGCCTCCAGCCTCTGAAATAGACTGGAGCATGGACATTTCAAAATTGCCAGAAATCCCAGCCCTCGTGGGAGAGAAATATATTGTTCTCCAAACGCAGGGTGCCAACACCCGCAAGTGCCTTCCGCTCCAGGCACTGGAGAAAATAGCTGTCAGGCTGAATGCTGCGGGCATAAAAGTTTGTCACGTTGGCCCTCCGGAAGAAAAGATCGCCTCCTCTATTCCGGTCAAGCATTTCGCTAGCAAGCTCTCTCTTCCACAGTTATTCAGCCTGATAGCTGGAGCGGAATGTGCTGTGGTTATGGACTCAGCGCCGCTATGGATCACCCACTTTACAACCACTCCGGTGATTGCGATGCTTGGGCCCACGGCGTGGCAGCAGAGATTATCATTACACCCGCTAGCGCCCGAAGGCGTGCGCGCCATTCAGCTGGAACAGCGCATCGGCTGCAAACCTTGCAGAGAAAAAGCTGAGGCCTGCGCGGGCAGGTATGATTGTCTGGTGAAGGTGGACACAGAAGCTCTGGCCAAAACCGTGTTGGAATGTGTTGAAGAGTTTATCCGATGAGTATGCGCGAGATCCATCTGCCCTGTGGGACTGTTTATATCAACGAGAGTCCCATTGAGCAGAGCTTTTATATTCAGGGCACGTTGCACACGCTCAAGCCTAAAGGCGTGAAATACCTGGGCGCGGGCGGGCCGTCCGAGCTGGTACAGTATCTGATGTATCCGGCTTTTTGGGAACATCGTAAAGAGCTGGAAAGTGTTATTGCTGGTACGGGCAAAGTGGCAGTGCTGCTGGACGTCAGCAAAACGGATCGCATTGGGGATATGGTCATTATGACGACCATTCCAAAAGCCTATAAAATGGCCTATGGTGATCAAGCGACTGTGGATGTTTTGGTCACTAAGGGTGAGCCCGCTGCCGTTTGGGAAAATAATCCCAACGTGCGTCAGTTATATTATGATGCTGCACCCACAGACCAGAAATATGACGTCACCATTGATGCCAATAAAATAGAGCTCAAATTCCAGTCCGATAAAAATTGTACCGATCTTATCCTTGAACGGTTAGGGCTGAATCTTATCAATAAAACGCCTATGTGGCGCGTGACGGATGAGGAGCGCAAATGGGCCCAAGGCTTCATCGCAAGCCGTCCGACCGAGAAGGGGCCGCTCGTAGCATTCCATGTGATCTCCGTCGCGATGGTGCGCAGCTATCCCCAGGCGGCAGCGCTAGCCGGACGGCTGAAAGAGGATTTGGGCTGGAATGTGCTGGATCTGCCCAAAGGTATTGGGATCCGAAAAATTGCAGCTTTGATAGAACAGTGCGAATCGGTGGTCACGGTGGATACGGCTATTCTTCATATTGCCGGCGCTATGAAGAAAAGGGTGTATGCCATATTTGGTCACACCGACGGCGTCAAGGCTGCTGAGAATTATGAAAAGGCTGTCATCATAAAAGGTAAATGTTCGCTGGAACCGAGCGCAATGCCTTGCTGGTGGGAAGTGAAATGCCTAGCGGGTGGCAGTACCTATAAAGAAAAGGAACAGCTGGACTATACGCCTTGCATGTCAGCGCTGACGCCGGAAGAGATTATCATTCAGATCAAGGCGGCTCAGGCTAAGATCAAAAAAGTTCTGATTGGCATGCTCACATTCAATCTGCTCCATTGGACAAAGGTAGCAGTGGAGTCGGTGCGCTCGTGGCACGACTATGATCTGCTGGTGGTGGACAACGCCTCTACCGACGGCACCCAGCAATGGCTCAAAGACAACGGCGTTGAATATATAGAAGGACGGATGCCTGTTTCAGCGGCGCAAAATGTTCTGAACAAACGTCTGCGCGAGCGTGATTATGAATATCTGCTGCTGCTGAACAATGATGTGGCGCTGCGCTATGACACTACAGATAAGCTGATCGCCTTTCAGCAGCAGCATCCAGAATTCTGGATCACCACAGCGGCCGAGACCAACGGTGTTCCGCCTTGGGCTATTGACAAGGCGCAGCCGTCTGGCGAGGACTTTGTTAACATCATTGATATTCCATCCAGCTCATTTTCGTGCACGCTGATTACCAGGGAATGCATACTCAAGGTCGGCGATTATGACACTCGTTTTGTGCCGCGTTATATCGACGACAACGACTATGCTCTGCGCACTCGGCTGCTAGGCGGCAAGTTTGCAAAGTATGCTGGGGCTATATATTTCCACGTGTTAGGGGCGCTGGTCAAGTCGGACGAGGCTGAGCGCAAACTGACATTTGATCACGCGTGGGGCGCTAACAAAGCTCTGTATGTGGAAAAGTGGGGCATTGATCCGCACGAGTATCAGGCGCTGCAAAAGCTAGGCCTGGAGTGGACGCACGCGGTGACCTATGAAAAGATCAAGGCGGCTAATTTTCCACATGTTCAAGTCGTGCGGCGCATGGGTGGATACGGCGACATCATATTTTCCACCATCATCGCAAAGATCCTAAAGCGTGAAATGGGCAGCCATGTGGCTGTGAGCTATGCGGTGCCTGAAAAATTCAGATCTCTGCTACAAGCCTATCCCTACATTGAGCAGACAGAGACACTGCCGCGTCCTGATTTTTACATTGATATTACAGACCTAGAGTTCCGCGTTGAAAATCAGGAATGCCATAATCACGGGCGGGTGCTCACGCCGCGCACGGAAATATATTTGAATGTGCTGGGACTGCCCGTCGACGACATCACCCCAGAGTATTTCACCACATCTGCTGAGGACTCCTGGGCCCAAAGTGTGTGGCTAAATATGGTGCGCAGCAGCAGCAATCCACATGGTGGCACCAAGAACATTCTGGTCTCGCTGCGTGGCAGCAATAAAATGAAGGAATGGATTCACACCGACGATCTGGTCAAGAATTATATGCCTACACTGGGCGCTGTAATAGCACTGGAGAACGAGACCAGATATACTTTCCGCCAGATGGCGGCGCTAGCTAAAGCGGCAGACGTTGTCGTTTCGCCGGACACAGGGACATCCAACGTGGCAGCGGCGCTAGGCGTGCCAACGGTGACGTTGTTTGGATACAGGAATGGGGATGTGTTTGAAAAGATGTTCCCATCCATGATTATCATTCAGGGCCAATGCTCCCTTCACAACAAACAGGGCGGCTGTGATTTCACCGTCAACTGTCTAGGCGGCGGTGCGCACCGCCTGAAAGAAAACATTCGTGTAACCGACTGCATGAGCAGCATTACTCCGAAACGAGTTTATGAGATCGTAAAGGAGATCGTACAATGATGACTGAAAAGCAGGAAAAAGAGCTTCTGGAAATTCAGTGCCGCAAGCAAGCCGAATCGCGGAAGGTGCGTTCTACGGCGGCTTTTTACGACGCCGATTATTGGGGCGAATACTGGGGTGCCAGATTCAACTCCTTCCCTGATGAAAATGATCCAGTCACCAAGAACGAGACCCTGAAAAAGGTTGAGTTCATCAAGCGCTATTTCACCAGGTGCCAAAGCATACTGGACTGTGCCTGCAGCTTCGGATTTATTCCAGCAGCATTTCAGGACATAGGCTGGCGGGCGGCGGGTGTGGATATTTCAAAAGCCGCCATCGAGCATGCTCCCGAGCGCGTGCGCGACAAGATATATCCTGTCAGCATCACCGACATGAATATGTTTGCAGACAGCAGCTTTGATCTCGTCTGCGCCTTTGATGTGCTGGAACATCTTTACATTGAAGAAATAATGCCTGCTGTTAGCGAAATTAGTCGTGTAGCTAAATATAGCATTCTTCTTCGTTTGCCTGTTCCATCATTCGGGGCTGAGCCTGGTCAGGCTGATCTTTCTCATGAAGGACTGACGAGAGAGCATGTCTCGATGTATGATACGATGTGGTGGGCACGACGATTTCACGAGAGAAACAAATTTCGTTTTTGGTTTTCACAGATCTGGAATAACTCTGAAGAGCTTCATGCACCAGTTGCAGAAGGGTGGATTGCTTTTGGTCTTACAAGGAACGGCTGATATGATAAAAGGTAGTCACCATAATAGAAAGGCAATAGCCAAAATGGCTGGTCGTATAGGCTATTGGGCTGGCAAGAAGAGACCACCTTTTTCTTCTGAGTGGTTAGAGAGAATGAGTCTTGCTGCTACAGGTAACAAGAATGCGCTGGGCAATGAGAATGTAGGCATGCTGGGGAAACACCATAGTGAATATACTAAAGAAAAAATGAGACTGTCTGCAGCTAGCAGGCCTCCTGTCAGCGAAGAAACTCGCGAGAAGAGAAGTGGTGCTGGTAATGGTTGCTGGCAAGGCGGCAAAAGTTTTGAGCCTTATAGTCTTGATTGGAGTGAAAGACTTAAAGAGCAAATTCGTGAAAGGGATGGCAGGATTTGTCAGATATGTAGTGTGTCAGAGAATGGCAAAAGACACGACGTGCATCATATTGATTATGACAAGAAGAATTGCAGTCACGAAAATCTTATCACGCTTTGTATTGCTTGTAACACTAAAGCTAACTATCATAGATCCTACTGGCCAGCATTTTTCCAATGGCTAAAAGGACAAAAGGAATCTGAGGAGTTAGCAGTATGAACAAGCTGTATGTTGGTATGATGGTCTATAATGCTGGTCCTATACTGCAATCATGTATTGAAAGCACCATCAATCATGTCGATGGATTCTGTATTGTGGACGGCTCACGCTTTGGTCCTTCCACCGACGGCTCCCTGGACATCATAAAGAAATTCGGTAGCAAGATAACTTTTTATGAAGCGGGAACGTGGAAGCTTCCCAGTGGGGCGCACGACTTCTTTGGACAGGAAAAAGTATATCTGAAAGGAATCCCCAAAGAGTTCGACTGCTGGGTACTGTCACAAGACGCTGATGAGGCATATTCAGAGGACGGCATACGGCGGGTGGTTGAGGCCATCCAGTCGGCTCCTGATGATGTGGGCTCTTTCAGTGTTCGCTGGAATCATTTTATTGGCAGTCCGCATTTTATCGGAGGAGACGAGTACTGGCACACTGCCGGCAGGACGCCTATATTTAGACATGAGCAGCTGGGCAAAGTCTTAAGGTATAAGGTTTTGATTCCTGGTGTATATGTGTACCACTACTCAATGGCGCAGTCCAAAGAGCGTCAGCGTTTTAGGGTGCAGGAATATCTAAAGCGTGGAGAATACGCTAAGGACGGCTATCCTGCCGACACGCCGTGGGAAGTTTATTACAAAGAGGTCTGGGAAAAATATGAGAACGACCCGCTTGGGAGCTCTCCTGCTGTTCCATTTACGGGTGAGCACCCAGAGGCTATAAAGCGCCATTCGCTGGAGATTTTTGGAGAGCAATTATGAGCTATACTACCACCGAGCAAGCACTGATCGATGCAGTGCGGCTGGAGCTGGGAAAAATACCTGTCGAAAATGTAGTGGATATTTTAGACGCTGACATCATTGCTGAAAACGGGCGGGTGTTAAAGCTCATCGCTGACAAGATCACCAAAAAGGTTCTGCGCTCTTTAACGACCATTGCCTACACTGACGTCTATCCAGTGAATGATAATACCTTGCGCGTGGCTGAGGTGTATCCCAGCAATGTGCTCTCGGCCACATCGGACGGATTCAACGATCCAGCCATGACTGGGATAATAGTGAATACTGGCTCAGACGATCCAGAGAATGCCTATGAGTTCCCGTCCTTGGCCACGATAGATGCTTTACGGCGGCGGCGCGGTACACAGCGGCTGCGCTTTGAATATGATCCCATTGCGCGCACCGTGCGTATTATCCCAATGCCTGTCGTGGTGAATGTGCCAGTGTGGTATCTGTCGGTGGAGAAAAGCTCCTGGACGCTAGCCACGGTGCCCGAGGATTTTCAGGTTATGATGCTGGATGGAACGGTGTGGCGATGTTTAGAAGTCGTCATGCTGCGCCGCAGCCAGGAAGGTGGCATTCAGCGCAGCGGCGGACAGATCGATTATCCAGCGGATCGCATGAAGCCATTTATTGATGGTCGTAAATCCGAGTTCGAAAAGGCTCTGGACGGCAAGGCAATGCTGTACTCAATATGATACAGATGAAGTGGACTGTGGATTATGAAGTGTTCCGTGCACGCATGGGTGCACTTTACAATAAAGTCATTCCGCGCATGCGCGTATCCCAGCGCAAAATTGCACGCTGGGCTCTGGACACCGTTAAAATCCACACTCCAAAGCAGCATGACGGCAGTACCACAATTCGTGACTTTTGGGTAATGGATGGTCCGGCGGCTGATAGCAGAGATCGTGTTGTGGAATTTGTTATTCACAATTTATATCCCAATCCAGACGTGATCCGGTTTTTTGAAGAGGGCACTAAGCCGCATGAGATCAGACCAAAGACGGCAAAGTTTTTGCACTTCACGACCTATGAAGGTGATGAGATATTCACCAAGCTTGTGCATCACCCTGGTACTCCGGCCTATCTCATGGTGCTACAAACGCGCAGTGAATTGCTGGTAAAGATTGAACAGTACATCCAGGAGACCTTTGCAATGATAGATCAGCTATTAGCGGAGGCGGCGACACGAGCAAGCCGATGAGTGATATCAAAGTTTATTATCTCTATTCCACAGAGCCTGGTAATTCTGGAATGAGATATATTGGTCAGACTAAGCATCGTTTGACTGTGAGATTGAGAGGCCACAGGAGAAATCTGACTGATGAATCTGATACTTATGCTGCTCGCTGGATCAGATCTGTTTATGCTAAAGGCTACGAAGTTAGAATTGGATTGCTGAAAGGCAATGCAATATGGAATACTGATGAAATGGCAATGATTAAAAAGTATAGAGCGCTAGGTTACAGACTAACTAATTCCACCGACGGCGGTGATGGTATTCTGAATCCTAGTACTGAGACAAGATTGAAGCTGAGTGCAATCGTATCTGGCCAAAAACATTATTTGTTTGGTAAGCATCTTTGCAAAGAGACTAAAAGAAAAATAAGTAAGGCGCACAAAGGAAAAATTATTTCTCATGAGACGCGTATAAAGATGAGTGAATCACTAAAGGGTCATTGCGTCTCTAAAGAGACCAGAAGAAAAATAAGTGAAACGCAAAAAGGAAAGATTGTCTCCCTCAGAACTTGCAAGAAACTGCGTGAATCACGTAGCAGGCAAATTTTTTCTCAAGAGACGCGCCACAGAATGAGCGTGTCTGCAGAGCGAGCATGGGCGCAAAGGAGTCTAGAATGCAACTTGCAAATATAATCCTTCACGAGTACGGCGTTCAAGGAATGAAATGGGGAACGCGGCGGGCGGGCGAGAACAATCTTCAGACAGCTACACGCATTGCTGTCAGGACAAGACAAAGTCTGAAGAGCGCTCGCACCAAGCTAGGCCAGACTCGCATATTACAAGTGAATAAAAAGATGATAGGCCGCATCCGTGCTATCCAGAATCGTGGGCAAATGGCCGCTATGTATAAAGAACTTGGCATGACAAAGGTCAAGGGCAATCTTGGTGGTACATATTATGAATCCAAGCTCTCCGAGTACGGCGTTCAAGGCATGAAATGGGGTGTCACTGCTGGTCGGGCTGCGTGGTTAGCCAAGGGAGGTCTGCACAAGCAGATGACTGCATTGCGGAATCCTCAGTCATTGGGTCACGGCTCAGCTCTGGATAGACTCAAAAATGCTAGTGTATTTCTTTATAAGGTTGGTCTCGAGAAAAGGACAGCCAATGTCAATACAGGATTCCGTATGGGACCAAAGGGTGCAGTCATATCTAAAACCAGAATGAATGGAGTGACGGTGGTACGTCATGCGCCAGGTTCCATGTCACGCTTCTATTCCGGTCGGATGGCACGTGAATCTAAAATAAACGAGTACGGCGTTCAAGGCATGAAATGGGGTCAGCGAAAAAAAGAGCTTCTGAGAAATATCCAAGGTCACATAAATACAAATAAATTTTATCTTAGCACCGCTAACAGAGAACTCAATGCGGCCAGAGGTGGATTCGCTGCTCAGCGGGCTGATAAAAAAATTCAGCGTTTCAGCAAAAGGGCTGGTACTCTCAGAACCAGAATTGATAAGGTGAAAGCTCTGCAAGGACCTAGCGAGAATGCTGTTCAGGAGTACGGCGTTCCAGGCATGAAGTGGGGCATATCTAGCAAGAACATGAATAAGGAGCACGGCGCTCCTGCTGGCATATCAAAGAAAAGATGGCTGAGCCAGTGGAAGTCATCTCCTAAGATGGTAAAAATTCACAATGATGCAAAAGCCAAAATTCAGATGGCTGGTGTTAAGGCTAAAGCTGAGAACAAGATAAATAAGCTTGCCATGCGCACTCTCAAAACCCATGCAGAAAGAATGGGTGGATTCCAGCTGAAGATGCAGAAGCGTTCTCAGGGTCTGCCTGTGCGCGGTTGGCCAAACGCTAGATAAAAGGTTTAACATGCCATATTATGGTCTCGGCAGCAAAGCGCTGATCATGAAGAATGTCCATGATGTCATGGAGTTGATCTCTGGACTCAGCGGCAAGGTAGATTACCAGCGCGATTATGCTGCGGCCAGTATTGGGCCTGAAAAATATCCGGGCGCTTTCATCAATGATGTCGTTGAGGTCAAGGAGCAGATCCTGGCCGACGTGTTCAGGAATACTTTGACGATTGGAATAGTTGGCTGGCTGCGCGTGGCGGCTAATGATAATCTTTGGGCTAAGCAGGATGCGCTTTCGCTGAGCATTCTGACAGCACTGATGGTGGATGGCACACGTGGCAACCAGGCCTATGATACTACACCCACTCGTTGCAATACAGATATGGGAACACGTTTTCCAGTGGGTGTTTTCACAATCGCTTTGGACATCGTTTATTATGGAAGGACTTAAATGAGCTCCGCAACTCTTAACAGACGCGATATCCTTGAAGGGCTGGAAACACTGCTGCGCACTGTCACTGGTATCACAACGGTTGTGCGTGGATATAATGAGCCAGACATCAAGCAGTACACCGAAGCTCAGCTGCCACTACTTTATATCGCTGAGCCAGCCGAGTCCGAGGATAAGGCGTTGACGGGCAGGCGACAGATGATGAATCTGGATCCTGGCATCAGGGTCTGGTTTGTATGCTGGTCGCCAGAGCCCAGCGCGGCTTATGAAGCGCTGGTCAAAAATATACGCAATAAAATAGGAGGCAACTTTACGGTCGCTGGTACGGCGGTCGGTTGCTGGGTGACGGGAGTGAGCATAGTCAGTGGCACGATGCCACTATTTGATTTCAGCATTTCCTTGCGGACTCTGTATTATTTGGATATGCTGGATGCATAAAGCCATGACGAAAGAAAAAACTCTCGTGATGGCAAGAGCATAGAGGAGATTTACAATGGCCAACTGCGCGTCAGATTATTCTTTCGCAAATCAAGAGCAGTGCTTCATTGTGCTGGAAGACATTTGCGGTGTGCTCAAAAAGCCCACCCCCACCAGCGTCGTGTACACTGTCGGCCCTGCTGATATCCAGCAGGAGCGTGAAAAACTCAAAGACGATCAGGTACGGGCGGGCGCTTCGGAGCATGCGTCTATCAAGGGACGGCTGCAGCCTGGTCCGTGGAGCCTGGGCACGTACATCAAGCCTTCGGGCATTCTGGGTACGCCGTGCGAGGAGGATGTTCTTCTTCAGTGCCTCATGGGTCTGAAAACCATCACTCCGAATACAAAGGTCATGTACAACCTGACCGACCAGCTGGACTCTTTCAGCATCTGGCTGAAAAAGGGTCACACCGTTTTCGCCATGCGCGGCTGCACCGTGGACAAGGCTGATTTCAGCATCGGCGCTGACAAGATGGTGGAAGTCAAGTGGAGTGGCCTGGGCATGGAACGGCTCTATGCTGGAACAGCCACTGTTTCAGGTGTAGCAGCTCTGGGCGCAACCACGCTGACGCTTGTTGCCACGGGCGCTCTGCGCTATCAGCCTGGCACATATGTGGTGGTCGGCGCTGACGACAACGCGGGCGCGGGCTATCTGATCAAGAGCGTCAACTATACTCTCAACACCATCACGCTGGATACGGCTCTGGCGGTTGGGGCGGGCTCTGGGGCGACGGTGTCTCCGTGGTTGCCGACGCCTGCTGCTGAGGTCGGCACACCTGTTCACGGCAAGATCGGACTGGTCACCATCGGCGGCCAGAATGCGATCGTTCTGAGCGCCGACTTTTCCATCTCCAACAACATCAAGTATTACGACAATCTCAAGAACGGCGTCTGGACGGCTGAGAGCTTTGCGCGTCCGGGCCGCAGGGCTGTGACTGGAAAATTCCAGATGCATTTCCTGCAGAGCGCATTGAGCTATTACTACCGTTCCGACTATTTCATCACCAATGCGATCGTCATTCCGGCTGGTGATGAGAGTGGGAAAATCATGGAGATCTCGGTGCCATATGCTGAATATGGTTCCCCCAAGCTCTCCGGGACGGAGGAGTTCCTGGTGGACGTGGATTTCAAGGGCATCAGCCCGACGGTGGCCGGCAACGATGAGGCTGTCATCACGCTGAAGTAACATGAGGGTGCGGGCGGCTCTCGCGCGCGAGCGCGGGAGCTGCCCTTTACCATATTAAAGGTTAGGAGAGTTCTATGATCAAGGTTGAAGATCTCGGAGCCTTCATCAAGAAGGCGGGTGAGTCGCAGCGGGTGTCGGAATTCCAGTATCCGTTTGCGTCCACGTTTTTCGTGAGCGTGGCCTATGCCAGCAAGTTCCTGCTTAACCAAATCAGGGAAGCCAGCAAGGAGACGTTCATGAATCCTCGCACGCGGCAGTCGGAAGACCGCATCAACGAGGACAAGCTCCGCAACGAGTATGCCAGAATCATCATGAAGGGCTGGCGCGGCCTGACCGTCAAGGTTCTGAATCTGCTCGTGCCTGGGCTGGACATTGTCATGGAAAAGGAAGGCGGCGTGGCGGCCGAACTGGATGTCGAGATTCCCTATGATCAGGCTCTGGCGAATGTCATCATGCGCAATTCGCTGGATTTCGAATCGTGGATCATCGACATCGCGACCAACTCGAGCAACTACACCCGGATCGCCGAGATCAAAAAGGAGCAGCTTGAAAATTTGTGATGGTGGCGAAGTGGCAAGCAAAGCCAGAAAAGTCTCGGATGAATTGCAAGCTTTGCAAACTGCTAACTTCGCCACAGTCGTTTGCGCTAGGATCCCAAGTGCATATTGCTGAGGTAGGCAATTGTGAGACATGCGAAGTTGCACTGTCCACTCCATCATCGGATAATGAGCCAATAATGGAGCTATACAATATGCTGCCTCAGAATTTTGATGGATTCAGCGGATATAGGATCATCTCATTTAGTGACATCATGGGCTTGTTTGATCTCATTGGTGTGCTGAAAGAGCTGCGCGAGGATTTTTACTTTAGGTTAAAGTTTTTTCACGAGCAGCTCATAAGTGCTATTGAGGCAATCAGAGAAGCCCATTCCGGCGGCGGCTCTGCTAAATAATATTCTTTAGACAGAGCATCAGACTGGACTATCAGCGCCGCGCAGCGGCAGTTAGAAGAGCCTATGGCAGCAGGTGAGCGGAAGGATATCCAGCTAGTCCTAGCATTTGATGACCAGGGCTCTGCACAAATCAAGACTGTTATCGATAGCACGGAAAAGTCGCTAGACGGTCTTGCTCAAGTCGCTGGCAAAACGAGTACAGCTGTTGGTCCTGGTATCAGTAGCAGTTCTGTACAGGCCATATCTGGTCTGGATAAATTAAAGCAGTCTGTTCTTCAGCATGGCACCCAGTGGGATACTCTTGGCAAAAAGGTCAGTGACGCAGGTCGCAATCTGACTCTTACCATGGGAGCGCTGTTAGGCGGCGCTATACTCAGCACTCGTAAAATAATTGAGTTCGGTGACAGCATGCATGACCTGTCGCAAAAGACAGGCGTTGGCACCGAGATGCTGAGCACGTTCAAGCTGAGTGCTGAAAAAAGCGGGACATCCTTGAATGGTGTAGCTTTTGCGCTGCGTTATTTGTCCAGAGATTTGATGGCTGCACAGAAGTCTGGGAAGTCTACATCAAATATGTTTTCAGAGATGGGTGTAGAAACCAAGGACAGCAGCGGAAAGCTGCGTGACCTGGATGCAGTTTTCTATGACGTTGCTGAAAGCATATCTAAAATGGATGACGGCGCTGAGAAAACCGCCCTGGCCATGAAGATCTTCGGGCGCTCGGGCATGGAGCTTATTCCCATGCTGAATCTGGGGAGCGCAGGTCTAAAAGAAAACGCCGACATGGCCAGGAAGCTTGGAATGATAATGTCCCAGGAGACCGCTAAGGCGGCTGATGAGTTCAACGACACATTGGCCGAGCTCTCGGGCGCGGGCAGATCTACATTCCAAATGATTGCCACGACAATCCTGCCAACCTTGAGCAAGCTGATAAACCATATTCGAGATGCCATCGTTGCATTCAAAGATTTTACCAGAGAGCATGAAGGACTGATTGGTGGATTTCTGAAGTTTGCAGCCACAGCGGTAGTGCTCGTGACGATGCTCAGTCCTGTAATGCTTTTAATAGGAAAGCTGATACAAGGATTTTCTATGCTGGCCCCAATAGTTGTTGGTGCTGGCACTAAAATTATGGAAGTGGTGAGGACATTTACGACTGCTAATGCTACGCTCACCACACTCAATGGTACGGTGCTGGCCACAAATATGACATCTATGGCTTTGGGCACCAGACTGATGTCGCTAGCTAACGCCTTCCCTCTGCTGACGGCAGGAGTGGTGGCGCTAGCAGGATATGGTCTTAGCATTCTTATTCGTAAATTCCTGGATCTCATTGGAGTGCTTCCTGCTGTGGATACGGCGCTCTCAAATTTCTTTGATGAGGTTTTCAGCGGCGGCTGGGATCAAATCAAAAAGCAGAATGATGCTATAGCAGATGCTGGCAAAAAGACGATTGCGGTCGTGGCAGCATATAAGAGTGACAATGTATTGGTACTGGCCGCTGCATTCAAGCTCACAGGCAAGGAAGTAAAAACTGTTGATGAAGCCATAGCTCTGCTAGGCGCTAGATATATCAAGACAGGCACCACGGGCAACGCTGCTACAGACGAGATGATGAAGCACTGGGTCGGTCAGCAGGAAGCGGTGCAAGGTTTTGGCACGACAACAAAGTCTGTTTTTGATCAAGTGTACGACGGCTTTGGTACGATCGATTCTAGGGCCAAAGAATTCCAGGGCACCTTGGATTCACTCAGCTCTAATTTTATGTTCACTCTGCTTGCTAAGATTCAGGATCTGGATCCTGCCTGGAAAGCGGCACACCAGAGTGTTGCTGAATTTTTTGAAACGATGAGTGAGGGAGCCAAAAAAATAGCCACCGAAGGCGGCTTTGTGGATAGTAAGGCAATAGAGCAGCAGATCAAAGATTTTGAAGCGGCTGTCACATTGATTAAAAAGACTGGCACAGACGCTGATGTATTTTCATTGTTGGGTACTCAGATTGCTGAGTTCTTAAAAAAGTCTAAGCCTGCTATGGATTTCTTCAACATGGGTACGCCTGAGATTGCAAAATGGGGCAGAGCGGTTGAGGATGCTGGGGAAAAGTGGTCTGTGTCGGCTGGTCTGATATCAAGAACCGACATCAATAAAAATTTCAAAAATGTTGCGGAAGGAATGGCCGAGGCAAATAAGGCGGGACTCAGCTACTCTGACACGATGAGAATCATGGGTCCTGGCATTGCCGAGGTTGGAGATAAAACCATAAAGCTGGCTGAGATGATGGGAATTGTTATTCCCAAGGCTTTCAGAGACGCCGTTGAAGGCGCTAAGAGCTGGAATGCGGCTATGGCGATCGCGGATAAATTCAAGCCTAAGACAGCCGATGATGTCAGAAATGCCATAGCTGGCCTTGGCATAGCTATGCAGGAGTCGACTAAAAAAGGTATAAATCTGAATCAGTTTGTTCAGCAGAATTCGAAGGAGATCGTTGCCTGGAATACTGAATGGCAGCCGCTGCTGAAACTGTTTGGCATTGATCTGCCACCCGCTATGAAAGCTGCAGTGGCGGCGGCTCAGGAGCTTGAGGCAAATATAAAGAATGCTTTTGTTCCCACAATGATAATGCTGCCCGACATCATCACAGGTATGATGATACGGCTGAAAGCTGGCCTGAAAGCCAAATTCAATATCGTCAGCCCAGAAGAGGATATCAAGAACATCCAGCGTATTGGTGTTGCATTTATGCTGCTGGGCAAGACGATGGATGTGGCTTCTTGGAAAACGACCTTTGATGACATGCTAAAGTCGCTGTCAAATATAAATGGTATCACGACAGATCAGGCCTGTGCCCAATTCCAAAAGTTGTACGATATCATTCGCGGCATATATAACATGATGGGCATTCCGTTGCCGCCTCTCAACTTTGCAGCCATAACAGCCAAGTCCACCACCGCAGCAGCGACAGTTAAAAAGGATTGGACAACTGCATTCTCTGTCATCAGCGCTGTTATGATGGCAGCTTCTGATCACATGAGCGCTGGCTGGAAAGCTGTCACTGTATCTGTCGCAACAGGAATAGAGGCTCTGGGTACAAAGATTGCCGGCCTAGCGGCGGGCGCTAAGTTGTCAATGCAGGATATAGCTGATGTTGCCAAGGCACCTGCGGGCGCTATTGGTGGAATGATTGGTGGTGCCATCAGTGGCAAGAAAGATAATCTGAGTGGAACAGGGTCGGCTTTAGGCGGCTCTGTGGGAGCGTTATTTGGACCTGTTGGTGCCATAGCGGGAAGCTTGCTAGGCGGACTGATAGGCGGCTTATTCAGCTCTAAGCCAGCCAAAACAGCTGAGCAGAAAGCTGCCGAGCAAATGGCCAACCAGGTTAAGGAAGCCACTCAGGCTATGTCCAAATATGGTGTCATCAGCGATGCCACCGCTAAGGCAATTGCCGAGGATCGCAAGACGATGTCTGGAGCGGCGGCAGAGGCTAAAAACTTTGCCAAGGTTATTGCCGATGTTGGTGTTAACCAGAAAAATGTCAACGATCTGTGGAAGGGATCCGGCGGCGCTATAGATCTATACAAGCAAGGCCTGATGGATGCCGCCACTGCTACCAAGGCCACGGGCGACAACTTTACAGCCATGCTCGCGGGCGCGCAGGCGCTAGGCACAGAAGGCTCTAAGGCCATGAGTGACTTTATCAATAAGACCCAGGCCTCTGGGCTCAAGGTCAAGGAAGTCACCGACTATATCAACAACCAGCTGGGCGTAGTTAAAAAGGGCAGCATGTCAGCGTCCGACGGACTGCTGGCTATGGCAAAGGCTCCCAACCAAACCGTGGAGTCCATGGGACGGCTGGAGCGACAGGCCATGGCTACCTTTAATGCCATGATCAAAAATGGCGCTTCATATTCAGAGGCTATGGATGCTCTGGGCCCAACGCTGGATCAGCTGGATGTAAATTATAAAAAGCTGAAAATGACTGCGGGCTCAGGCATTGATGAGCTGATGGCAATTCGCAATGTCACTTCTGCAAATAAAGAGCTATTTGATGCTATCAGCGGCAATCTTGGAGTCATGAATGCGCTGGCCAATACTGGTTCGCTAACGCAGCAAACATTTACTGACTCCACAACTCAGGCCTCTGAATTCTATAACCAGCTGACGACGGCGGGTCTGACTGGCAATCAGGCGCTTGCCCAGATGGCCCCAACGCTGGAGCGCATAAGATATCTGGCCAAGGAGCACGGCCTAGCTATTGATGATGCCACCCAGAGCCTTATCAAGCAGGCGGGCGAGCAAGGGCTGCTAAAGGACGAGGAGCTGTCCACCAACGACACGATGCTGGCTGGCTTCGGCGCTATTGTGAAAGCTTTGGGTGGAGCAATTCCAGCGGCCATGCAAACAGCCATGGATAAGATGAATGAGCTGGGCAAAAGCGGCTCTGATGCGGCGGACACAGTTGCCAACGGCACTCAGCTCAGTGTGGATAAATTGGGCCTCATGACAACGGCTGTTGGCAATATTGGTGGAGCGTTTGATAGACTGGGAGCAAAGGGTGGATCTGTCATATCTGGTCTAGCTAACGCTGCTATGAGTGCTGTCGGAAATATGGGCGCTCTCCAAAAAGCCACCTATGGCTCAGGCGTCGGTGGAGCGCTGGAGCGCGTAGGAGAGCTGGCACCAAAGACATTTGATACTCTTACCACTAAAGTGGCAGAAGCCAGGGAGGGAACTGATAAACTTCAGAAATCTTTGATCGATGCCGCAAATGTCCACTCTGTAAAACTGGGTGACGATTTAGCTGCTATAGCAAAAACCAGTGACGACATGAGCACTCGTGTTGCTGATGGCTTTTCAACCATAGGAGATCAAGCGGCGGGTGCGCAGAAAAGAATTCACGATCTCACTCAAGCCATGGCCGACGGCGACGGAATGAGAGTCGGTGTTGGAGTCGAGGTTGTCAAGCCGATACAAACTACCAGCGCCAGCGCGGCTAGCGAAGTGGATAGAAGCAAGGCAATTCAGGATCAGGAGAAGATGAGAGATCTTATGGCACAGCAGCTTGAAGCCACAAAGGCTGGCGCAAATATAGCCATAGAGCCTATTGTGATTGAGAAAGACGACAAGAGAATTATCAGCTTTATCAGAACACAGTACGGCTCTGGCAATTGGAAAATACCAGCCACCAGTGTAGAGGGATCATGAAGAATATAAGGTTCATGTATGATAATCTTTTTGATGCCGCCACGGTGACGGCCTCTTCTGTGGATGCTGAATTTCCACTGACAAATCTTAAGCATCCATGGCGCACGCGGGCGGCGCGTACCACTGGCAATGCCTCAGAGTGGTGGAAGTGGGATCTTGGATCTGCTCGGGATATCTGGGCCACTATGTTTGAATACCACAATTTCCCTGCGGCTGCTACAGTGGCTTTATATGCTCACGCATCTGATCTTGGCACGAGTCCCTCCGCTTGGCATTCGGGAGCTAGCCTTAAAGTGCCTTTGGTTTATGGCACAGATTGGAATCTGAAGAGGCTGGTAAAAATATGGGAGGCGGCTCAGAATTATCGCTGGTGGTTCCTGTGGGTACAGGCCGCGCCTCAGTCCTCGTCATATCTGGAGCTGGGCAGGCCTTTTGGTGGTGCATATTTTCAGCCCTTTTATAATTTCTTCACAGGCAACTCTGTTACTCTTGTTGATGCCAGCCCTAAAAAATATTCTATGGGTGGTCAGCTGTCGGTGACCAAAAAAGGTATTTATCGCGGCTGGCGCTTTACATTCGGTGCAGTGACCGCTGCAGATATGATTACATTCCAGGCAATGTATGAGGACTATGCTGGCCAGAATACACCATATTGGATATGTAGGGATGCCGACCAGCCTCTTATTACAAGCGGCTATTATGAGAACGTCAAGGACTGGACGTTCCCAGACATCACAGGCATGGACACGATTTATTCTCTGGATGTTGAAGTGAAAGAGTCTCAATAATGACAATCGTCCCGTCTCCAGACATTCAGCCTTGCTGGCTGCTCGAATGGGAAGTTGGCTTGCGCATAGATGAGCTAGTCTGGACACAGCAGTCCAGTCCTTATGCTAATTGCTGGGGTCTGCCCACTGCTGCCGCGCCTTCAAGACTCAGAGAAACAGGTCAGCGCACTGCAAAGAAAAACTCCTTGGCTGAGTGTCAAGCTACAACGGGCACGTGGTGGTGGGATACGGGCGTGCTTTATGTCCACACATCCGCCGACGATACACCTGCCAATCATATCTATCTCTCCCATAATTGGGAATACTTTGCATCGCACAGTCCCATCACTTTCAACGGACACGATTATCTACCCATCCTCAGCGCTGATTCAATACAGCAGGTCACAACGGGCTGCTCGCCATATCACGAAGGTGGAATGAAACAGAGCTTCGGTGCGGTAAAGCTGCTGAATGGAGATGGATATTTTGATGCGCGGCTTTCTGCCTATATCTATGAAGGTAAATATATGCGGCTGTTGCAGGGTGAAATAGATCATATGGAAAATGATGTTGTCGTACCCAAGCCGTATGATACATTTCGTGTTTATTGGGAGGGCTGGAGTGGAAATATAGACTGGGCAGAGGACGCTATCACTGTTGGCACCACAGACATTCGCAGGACAATGCTCTGATGCTAAACGAGAAAATTCCTAATTTCAAATTCTGGAAGGAAGACCAGGGCGACGATATGCCTTTCTATCCAAATCTGGCTGACGGACTAGAAGGCACACCTATTCCAGAACTCTGGGGTCTGAAGAAAAATATTGTCCCAGCGCTGGTGGATACGGTTGATCTGAAATATAAGCTTAGCCGTCGTCCGCTGAATGCAATAAATCAAATCAGGATATCTCCCGTTGGAGAAGGCACCGACGCTGATGCTCTTGTGCCAACGGTCGATTATTTGCCGTGGATTGAAGACGGCGTGTTTGTCGGTTTTACCTTTCACGGCTCGCCCGTTCTGCAGCCGAGCACCAAATACTGGCTTCGTTTGGACGCTGACTATCCTATTGGTAGCTGGGGACAGCTTATTGTGGCCACAGAGAAAGAGCCCACAGGTTCTCTTTTCCCGTTCTATAAAATATCTGATGCTGACCCAGAAGAATGGGCTCTTGGTAGTCAGGGCAGCGGCGGTGGATATCGGACTTTGTTTTATGTTATTTGGGGGAAGATAGATCCTGCGAGCGCGGACGAGATCATTGTAGTTTCTCAATACCCAGGACCCAGGGAGGGCATTCAACTACGTTCAACCCACGATCTGGCTGCGGTAGCTGTTCCATTCGTGACTCCAGTAGGTGGTCCTTGGCACATAACTCGTGTTCAGATGTTCTACAATCGTCAGGGCGATCCATCTGGAAATAGCTGGTTGTCTATTTGGACAGATGGCACTCCAAAAGTAAAAGTGGGAACAAATTCACAATCTGTTGGAGTGGGTGGACTTGCTTGGGGCATAGATGGTCAGCACTCGTGGCTGGTGTCGGGAGCGCCGACTAAAATTCTTGTTGATGCGGACGGCGTACCAGGTACGGGCGCGGACTCGATAAAAAATGTAGCAGACATTATATCTGATGCTTATATAAATTCAATAGGCGGCGCGTTGTGCTCCGGCTCTATTGATGACCTGGATGCTGCTGGCTTTGCGGCGCTAAAGGCTGCAAAGACTGATGATCTTTGCATATATCAGGACAAGGAAATTACATTTGGACAGTTCCTTGAAGTCATGGAACGCAGTCAGATGTTCAAATTTGTCCCGACTTATGCCAGGAAATATACAGTCAAATTTGGGTCAGCAGTTGTTCCTGCTGATGCGCCTCATTACAGAGATGAGGATTTCTTGTCATTCACGATGACGCGCAAATGTGATGCCATTTATCAGCATATCATCATTCAGTATGATCCTGATCCAGAGACTCAAATATGGAAAACTGCAGAAACCGTCTCTGAAATAGCAATGGCACTATATGGCAACCGTGAGACGTTGTCCATGGAGACTGTTCTTCAGCTAAAGGAAAGTGCCGACGCGTTGTCTGTCAGGTACGGCGCTATCCTGGAATATCCAGCGCGGCTAGCTACTTTTGAAGTGTCGTGTGGATCAGGCTTTGATGTGTTTCCCTGGGACGTCATATTGCTAAGCCGCAAGCGGGCTGACTGGACTGGCGGATATATGAACGCTGTTCCATTCAGAGTGCTTGAGGTCAATAAAAATATACCAGCAACCACAGTGACGATTACTGCCATTATTAACACCCAAACATATTAGGAGGACAGTGTGAAGATTGATTTTTCTCAGCCATTAAGAACGATGGACGGAGAGCCTATCAGAGAACAAGGATATGAAGCGGCCTTGCAAGGATTTGCTCATTCCTTGATCAAGCATGAAGGTGCAGCCCCAAGTACAAGTGGCTGCTGCAAAATTCTGGACGATCACGATATAAAGTTCTCAGAGATCCTGACAAAACAGGGTAATGTTTTCACACTAAAGGTTTGCTTGATATCGTTGCTGATTGGCAAAAGAGCAGACGATGAAAAAGAGCTGGATGCCACCACACTGACACATCGGCGCTGGCTGGCAGATAAAATATATGGCGCAGCTGAGCCCTTTGAGCCTAAGTCTGCAGATATCGTTCTGCTCAGAGAGCTGCTGGCCAGGGCGTATAACAAAAGGATATTCACAGCGCTTATCGTTGGACAGGCGCTGATGTATATTGAGCCTGAACAAGGGGAATAAATTTCATGGCTGGTGAAGGCTACTGGACGAAACAAGCGCAGGGCATATTTGCCAAAAACTTGAATGCTCGTATCACTGCGCTTGAGCTTAAAAAATGGGGCGCGAGTGGCAGCGGCGGCGGCGGGTCGGTTGTCGTTCCTCCCTCGGTGCCACCAGAACGCTTGATCAATGCGACTGCGCCGTTAGCGGGCGGTGGAGATCTCACTGCTGATCTGACATTATCATTAGCTGGTCTTTCGTCCATTGGTACGGCGGACTATTTGCTAGGTGTCAACGCGGGCGCGGACGCCTGGGAATATAAGCAGCTCCTGGGTACAGAGCATCAAGTTTCTGTGGCTCATGCTGTAGGACAAGTCACTTTGGCTTTGCCTCAGGACATTCACATCGAGGCCAAGCCGCTATTCCAGGGCATGACGCTTGGGCCTGAAATCTCTGAGGCTAAGACGAAGCTGGAATTAAAAGCATATTTCGATTCCCCGACAAACGTGCTTCCTCTCGTGGCAGGCTGGATGACGGGCGAAGGCACAGGCGCGGAGGCGGGTGGTACGCCGGATGTTCCGACCGTGCGTGGGACGGAGTGGGATTTAGACACAGCTAGTTTCATAAATCCGTCTGGTTTTCAGCCCGACATCGGTGCTTGTCATGTAAATGGTATCCTGCTTTATAACGATCTCAGTGATGGAAAGATAAAGGGATTCAAGGCGTCGGACGGATCGCTCGATGGGATGACAGCCGCTCATGGTCTTCATTGGGAGAAAGGCATAACTTCAGATGGGACATATTTTTATGTTGCTGGCTTTATAACCGGCACAGGCGCGATCATAAAGAAATATCTTCTGTCGGATTATTCTTACGTTTCCGCCTGGTCTCCCGCATGGCCTACAGTTATGTATCCCTATGGTCTCAGATATCATGCGGGCCTGCTTTATATGGGGGATTCTGGACTGAAAAAGATGTTTGTTGTTGATGCCACCACCATGACGGGAACTGGCTCTTCAGTGGACTGGCCGGAATACTCGCCAGGACATAAGTTTGAGCTTTCCAGCTTTGCTATTGATGACACAGGGACTTACGTTTGGTCTGGCGCAGCCACTACGGATGTCGTACTTGAGTTTCATCTTCTAAAAATGCTTCTTTCCGATCTTTCTATTGTGACGGATAGTGGAAATGTGCCTCAAGAAGAATCTTTGTTTGGAGAGAGGCCCACATATTTGAAATCTGGTAGCGAAGAAAGAATTTACGGCGGCTACCAGAATGTGGCAGTGAAGATAAATCCATCCACCTGCACCAGGTACTACAGCACGGTTGCTCTGCCTCATAATTCAGTCAATACGGTTACAGATGGTGTTTGGCTCTACGTGGCTTATAACGCTCCGTATGGAGTTGGAGTTGACCGCCGCCACTTGAATCCTTTGGGCTCCGCCAGCACAGAGGCAGGTGTGCTCCGATGGTGGGTGAATAAGCTAGGTGTGGTGACGGAAGGAATGCGCCTAACTTCTCAGCACTTAAATCTGGAAGTCGTGGGCTCAGTCATATCTGAGGTCGCTATTGGCACAGCGCCGTTCCAACCTGTCTCCACAACAATGTGTCCAAATCTGAATGCAGATATGCTGGACGGCAATCATGCCGCAGCCTTTTCAGCGGCGACTCATACACACGCGGGCGTATATGAGCCTGTACTTGGCAATCCCATTGGAGAGGGATATGTTCTTTCCTCATCCATAGCTGGTGTGCGCTCTTGGGTTGCTCCAGGTGGTGGCGGCTCATTCATTGGACTCTCTGATGTTCCTGCGACTTATGGAGCGGGAGACGGAGGAAAGTTTGTCAAAGTGAATGCAGCTCATAACGGGCTGGAATTTGTTTCTGGTAGCAGCGGCGGCGCTTCGGCATTCATCGATTTGTCTGACGCTCCTTCGGCATATGTGGCTGGAGACGCTTTGAAGATTGTCCGCGTTAATGCGGCTTATAACGGCATAGAGTTTGGGCCTAAGATCACAATTTCGGCGGCAGCTCCTTCGGGCGGCAATGATGGCGACATTCATATTCAATATGACGCTTCGGTTCCATATTCTGTAAATGCAGATTGTACTGATCCAGCAACAGTCATTGCTCTGTGTAATCAGCTTAGAGCAGCTCTGGTTGGATGCAATATCTGTGTGTGAGTAAGCCATGATTCTACGCAGCAATATTGTGTGGGAAAGCACTTCAGCAGAGGGAAAACCGACCTATGCTCAGGGCGCTAGAGATGGACATTTTTTGAAAGAGCTTGATACAGGTCTTCAATGGGTACGGCGGTATGGTGAATGGGAAAGCATGGATGTTGGATTATCATTCATCGCTGCCACTAAATCAGGACGCATTACAACCGAAGAAGACGGAACTTATCATGTAGATTTTGTTACGCCTTTTGTTGATGATTTGTATTCAGTTGCTTTGTCCTGCGTTGAAAATCCAGTTTCACCTTTTGTGATCACTGGATTCGGCTCAAATCTTGTCAACGGAGTCTATCACTGGGATGGTGTTTCAATAGAGAATGACAAACGGCGATATATGAATGATAATGATCCAACCGTTCTTCTTCTTTATAACAGAAGTGTATGGGAGCTTCTGCAAAGAATTCAGAGAGAAGCGCACCCTCCGCATCTTCCTCCGCCTCCGATCCAGGCTTCCTATTATATCAACACCAGCGATGACCCAGAAGATGAAACATGGACGACTTCTGATAATGGCATTGAGCCAATAGGAACTGTTGTGGCCTCACAAACAGAATTTATGATACCTTTGGCATTCAAGTTTAATCTGACTGCTTCTGGGTTCGATATTCAAACCAGATCAAACAGTGGAATGCCTATGGGTGGCATAACAGTCTCTTGGTTAGCAACGCGGCATTATAATCCATAAGGAATCTGATAATGAGTGGTGTGTGGACGAAAGTCGGCGGTGTTTGGACTCAGGTCTTCGGAGGAGTTGCTGGTGGTGGCGGCGGCGGCGGAGCTGTAACTGAGGACGACATCGCCTTCTATGATGAATTCATTGGCACTTCCTTTGATTGGATGTGGCGAGCATTTGGAGCGGGCGCGGGTAAGACGATCAGTATAGCTTCAAGTAAAGTCTCTATGGCTGTTACCGAAGGCACTCTTTCTGACTCGCAAAATGGACGGCATCTTGGATTTTATACAGGCAGCTTTGCTACTCCGGTTGAGTATATTTGCAAGCTTTCAAATATCGTAATGAGTAAAAATACGGGCTGCGTTTTATTTGCCAGCCAAGAGCCCTTCTCCTCTGATAGTGGTGATCGTTCGATGTTTCTTTTCTACTATGGCGACGGGTCGTCAACTTTTCTGACTTATGCTGAAAATCCTGGTACATCAGGCCTGCCCGGCACATTTGCTAGCTCATCTACAACCATATATCTGAAGATCAGAATGATCGGAGGAATTGTAAAGAACCAATTTACATTCTGGATATCGACAGATGGAGTGTCCTGGTCTCAGTTGATGAACGGCGGCAATCCTATCACGTGGACAAACATTTATGCCGGCAGTCAGCCGTGGTGGGCAGGCTTCTGTCTGAAAAATTGGAGTGATGGTGGAGCCTATCATGCCATATCCTGTGATGTGGAATGGTTCAAGGCAATTCGTCCGAGAGGAATCAGAGCATAGGAGAAAAATATGATTATCACACAGACGGTGACCAACCACAGTTTGATCATGCAGGTGTATTACGATTACCTTGGAAGAGCCCATACGCTTGCTCCTGGCGAGACTTCCACAATCCAGGTTGATGATCACGTTCCTGTTCCAGCCAGCGGCGGCGGTGCTCAAAAGCTTGACGATCTGACCGACGTGGAAGTGCCCACCCCAGCAGAAGCAAACGTCCTGACCTGGAATGCTATTCTTGCACGCTGGGAAAATAGAGCTCCATATTCTGCTCCAGTCACAGCTGTAGTTATTCCTAGAAGAAAACTGGTGGTCATGCCTAGTCCTAGCCAGCCGGGATCCATGTACTACTACGGTTGCCTGGCACCATCAATCCATGGAACAGGATCAAAAACATCCTCGCCGGATGCAGATTTTTTGTGGGAGCTGTGGTCTGATTTCACTCCAGCTGGAGCGCTTTATATGGCACAGGAGCATGTCAGAGCTTCCTTTAACTTTTCTTTCTTTTGCAGAGTGAAAACTCAAGCCTCTGTGAGCAACTGGCGCTTCATGCTAGGAATGAGAACTTCCGGTGCAAACGACGCTGATTATCCCGACAGCGACGCTCTCTGTTTCGTGTCACATGATGGTGGTCATTTCTTCTCGTGTTCCAGAGCTGGAGCTGGACACAATGAAGTAGATTCAAATATCACCATTCTTCCAAACACTGTCTATGAATTCGAGATTGTCGCCACCGCGACCACGGTCGTCTACAAAATTAATGGGGCTGTCGTGGCAACGGTTTCTGCGGATATTCCATTCATAGGTCTTTGGCCTTGCATCTGGATAATGGTTGATGAGCCGAAAAGTCTGAAATTCAATCTTATGTCGGTAGAGTGGTGAGGAGCAAATGAGGTCTAACAATATAAAAGCTTTTATGGCCGGTCTGCTCTCGGTTATTCTTGGATCTGTGTTGTTTCATACAGCTTCTGCACTTTTCGGAGGATCCTATTTTGGGAGTGAAAAATACCCAATTTCCTGGAGCTCCGAGTCGACACAGATCCTTGCCGCAGAGCTTAATGCTCCTATGACGCAGAATCCTACTCTGCGAGAGTACATCGATCTTCGGTTCACCGAGACTCAGCGGGCTATTGATAAAGCCGAGGCCACGATGAACGAACGCTTGACTGGCATGAATGAATTTCGTGCTACACTTAAAGACCAGAGCGCAACTTTTGTTACCAGAGCTGAGCTGACCCTTATTATGAATAAGATTCAGACAAATCTGGATGAGCTGAATAAGATCCGCGATGTAGCCACAGGAAAAGCATCACAAACGTCCATGATAATCGCAATAATAATTAGCATTGCCGGCCTTGGTGTTAGTGTATATAAGACACGAGCTCAAGCAAACAAGCAGCCCGAAGTTATAAGCTTTGAGGCCAAAGGAAAGTAAGGAGAACAACTATGAATATCCACATTCATATTCACGAAGACGCGTCACAAAATAAGCTGGACAGGATTTTGGCTATTCTGGAATCCATCCAGCGAAAGGAGATACAAATGTCCAAGGAACTCGATGCCCTCACACTCCAGGTCAAAGCGAATGAAGACGCTGAGCAGTCCGCGCTCGTCCTCATTCAAGGAATCGCGACCGAGCTGGTTGCGATCAAGGACGACCCTGCAAAGATTCAGGCTCTCGCTGATTCTTTGAAGACGTCCGCCGACAACCTGGCCGCTGCGGTCGTCGCCAACACTCCTGCCGAACCGGGCGTTTGACGGGAGAGCGCGACGCATGGTGGGGCTGGCAGTCCAGTTGGGCTGTCAGCCCTGCTTCTAACAATTATTCCAGATCAGAGGACTAAGTGATATTCAAAAGTCAGTTGCGCAAGCAATTGAAATGGCCTGTGGTGGTGCTGCTGCCTATGACAGGGTGTTATGCCTCTATCTCAGAGCTAACAGCGCCACATCAGTCAGGGAGAGTCCTGGCCATAGTTCTGTTTATTGTGGTCGGGATTATCATTCCAGTATTTCTTGCCTATAGGAGATAGCAATGAGCAATTGGTTCTGTAAGCATCTTGGATGGTTCTGTCCCAAGCGTCCCACGGTCGTCGTGAACATCTGCCTGGACAATCCACTGTTCCTGTCCAATCCGGCCTGTCCTCACAAGGCGGATCGCAGATATTACAAGGACGCTAAGCCGCCCGCCGACCAAGCGGCTCCTGCTGAGATCTGCAAAATGCACTCAGTCATTCCGCCCACGCCGCCGATTGAAAAAGCAGATCAGTCTATTCCTCGTATTGGCCTGGACTCCTATCATCTTTATGCCTGGAGCAAACCCCAGATGAAACAATACGTGGACAAGATGGTAAAATATAAAGGCTCGCGCTTGCGCATCATGCTGAATGATGTCTGGGGCATTGCTCCAGTAGAAGGCTGGAAAAATACAGTCTATAAGATTGTGGGATATTTCACTGAGCCTAAATTCGGTGATGAGCATTTTCCGGTCTTTACGATTGCGCAGTCCGACGAATATGGCGAGCCTTGGGATCCCAATTTCATCGACAAGCTGGATTATCTTATTCAGCTCTGTAAGGAACGAGATATCCTGCTCAATGTTTCAATCGCTTGTGGATTGAATTACTCAGGTCCTAACGCTCCTTGGGATTCTAGGCATCACCCGTGGATCGTTTGCCATCAGCATATCGGTGCTGAGAGCGCTAGTGATCCGGGCGAATATTTCGGACTGGACGGCAGCATCAAGCACGGCCTCCGCATCCATACGGGCGGCATGTTTGGTGGCTTCGGCGCGGACACCGGAACCCAGAAAGAATACATGGGTATTTATTTTCAGTGGATCACTAAAAGGATTGTCTCCTCGGGCGTCCAGTACGAGATCAGCACCAACGAGGTCAGCCGTGGCCAAGAATCCTATGAGACCAAAGAGCAGAACGACAAAATCTTTGGAGATTTTCTGCGATGGTTTGTGCAGAATGTTTCAGCGGCGGGCGCGGCTAACAACAAGATTATCATTTCAGCCGCTGGCGCGCATGACATGACCCTGTTCATGCCTGTGCTGTTCAAGGATTATCCCGGACTGCGCGTTGAATGGCATTTGCCCAACAGTCCGGAGTCGCTGAGAAAAATGATTGGGCAGGCTAAAACAATGGGCTGGCCTATTCGCATTGATGGTGACAGCCAGGACCCACTGGCCCAAGGTCATTTCTCCGGCTGGTCAACCGGACCAACCGTTCCGCAAGCCAAGGAAATGTACAGCATTTTCATTTCCGAAGTAATTCAGGATTACAACTTCTTCAACAACTACGGCGAGAATAAAGACCCACTGTGGGAGTCTATCGATAATGCTCTCGCTGGTGATGCTGCCAATCCCGACAGCGATCCGTGGAACGTGCTGAAAGCTTTAGCGGGAAAATAATGAAGGGGTGAATAATGACAATCTCGCTGCCTGAGGCGGAGCAGCTTGCGCTGGCGCAGGTTCGCTTTGTGAACGAGACGCTGGAGCAAATGCGGCTGCGCAACAAAGAACTGGAAACAAAGCTTGGCATGGACTATGCAAAGCTAGTGGGCGTTGGAACGGTTTATGAAGAGACAATCTGCCATCTCAGAAAAGCCAAAAATGAGCTGGACAGATTTCTCTCAGTGGTACGTGACAATATGAGGCACTCCGCCCGCGTCGGCGGCTGAATCTGCTTCCATTTGCTGGTCACGATCTGGTTGTAATATATTCGTGTAATAGTTATAATCAGATCGTGACCAAAGTTTATTTCCTCTATTCCACAGAGCCTGGTAATTCTGCTATGCGATATATTGGACAGACCAGCAGATTGTTAGAGGAGAGACTGAAACAGCACATCCTGGTGACGGGCGCGAATAGCTGTAATGAGTGGATAAGATCAGTCACTGACAAAGGACATAAGATTAAAATATGTTTGCTAAAATCTAATGCTGTTTGGGGTGTAACGGAAAAAGAGCAGATCAAGAAATATATAGAGCTTGGATATAATTTAGTCAATTCAACAAGCGGCGGCCAGGGAGCGTTCACTGCTAATCGCAAGAACTGTCGGAAACATTATCAGGCTTTGCTGACTGCATATTACAGAAAAAATTTTCTATCTGAAAAAGATTCGTGTTCCAGGCAAAGAAGAAAAGAAAAATCCGAATGGCAGACTAAGCTAAAGGTCTGGCGCAAGAATCATCAGCCGTATATAGCCTAAAATTTACAGAATTCCTCCCCAAATTCACAAGTAAAATTGTGAAATTTTCACATCTTTTTATCTCATTTATTTTCAGCAGTATATAGGCTGGAATCCACCCAATAGGCTGGAATCCACTTGACTCCTGTTAATAACGGAGTATAATCATACTCGGGAGGAAAAGAAAATGCCAAAAGTCACTCGTAACATTCGGAAGACGGAGGACCAGGCTCCTAAGCTGCGCAGCCTTTCGGCCAGCCAGATTACGGTTGGAGCGGATCCTGAGTTTGAGCTGATGGAGCGTTCCAGTCAGCGGGTCGTCAGCGCTAGCCGTTTGGTCAGCGGCGGCACCCATGCTCAGATCGGAGTGGACGGCTCCGGCGACCAGGTTGAGTTCCGCCCGCGTTTTCATCATTCCACTCGGCGCGTGGTTCACGACTTTGCGCGGCTGCTGCGTGGCTTTAATAGGCGCTATGCCAATTACACGCTGAGCATCCGAGGCGATCGATATTCGCTGGGTGGCCATATCCACCTGGGCCTCAAGGAAGAGACAAGCGTATATCTCAACGACGGCCAGATGAATGAGATCGTAAAGGTGCTGGACGATTTCATCGGCAAGCCTCTGCGCGATCTGGCTGGCTCAGCGCGGCGCGGCTCGGGCTATGACAGCCTCGGCGCGTGGCGGCGGCAGACCTGGGGTGTTGAGTACCGCGTTCCGCCCACTAACCTGTGGCGGAATAAGGAAATGGCTGAGACCGTTCTGAAAATGGTCAAGCGCATTTTTTGGATGTGCTTGGTCCACGACAAAATCACTTATGAGTCCACTCCTTCCGACTCGGATTACAAACGGATCGCCCGGATCAGCACGGCTGACCTGAGCGCCTTCCGCCGCTGCATCGCTGATGACCTGGCCGACCGGAGCTGTAAGGATCTGATGGCGCTCTGGTCGGTGCCCGCACCGCACCACACTACGGGCGTGGAGCCTGGTACTGAGGCGAATTCGGTACGAGTCAATTTCAGCGATGAGTGGCTTCCGGCGGTTGCCACTCGTGTGCGCACGGCGCTAGCGCGGGTGCGGCCTAGCAGGAATCTTGAGCTTAACCTTTTCGGGCTGCGCGAGGATCGCGGTTGGGCAACCACGTTTGTGGGCACTCCCGGTTCGATCGAATCCATGAATTTGGTTTCTCAGGCCAACGCTTATTGGAATATGAACGACGGGCGGGCATCGGTTGGTGTTCCTCGCGCCTTCCGCATGGGTACTTGCACGACGGCTCAGGCCAACGAATTTCAAAACAGGCTTATCACGGCTCTGACGCGTGACGGCCAAGGGAGATAATTATGTGTGTTATCGCGGTATGCCAAAAGCGGCGGTTGAGCCGAGATGAGGTCAAGGCCATCTGGGACAACAATCCCCACGGCGCGGGCGCGGCGTGGCGGGAAGGAAATGAAGTCCTTTACCAAAAGGGATTCATGAAGCGCAGGGACTTTGAGGAATTCTACTACGGCGCAAAGCTTCCTTTCCCGCACGTGGTTCATTTCCGCTGGGCCACTCACGGCGGCGTCTGCCAGGAGCTCACTCACCCGTACCTGTGCGACAAGCACGGCTCACTACCTTTATCTTATAAGGGCACGCAGTCGGCGCTTTTCCATAACGGCGTCTTTGTCCAGTGGGACGCGGCGCTGAAAATCCTGGGTGACAATCTCGGACCGCTGTGGGCCGAAAAGGTGGACAAACTTCCCATGAGCGACTCGCGGGTGCTAGCCCTAGTCCAAGCGCTGAGCCCTGATGGTCTGAACGACTGCTCGCATGGAAGTCGTGTGGCAGTTTTCAGCGTCAAGACCATGCGGCTGATCGGGCCGTTCGAAAATCGGAATGGAGTCAAGTTCTCAAGCTTAGCTTGGCTTCCGCGCCTTTATACGATCCAGCACGGCTGCAAAAAAAGCGCGGTTGTTACGGCGGCGGTGGCCAACATCCATCCCACCTATTTCAAATATAGTCAGGACCGGGATGACGACAATAAGTATTTCACCCCAAAGCCGTCGTTCAGCTGGCCCGACAAAAATAGCTGGCCCGATAAGAAAAAAATCGATACGGCTCGCCGACCGGACTACAATGTTTTTGCCAACGTGCGGTACGGCGGAAAGTGAGGACGTCATGAACAACAATATTAAATGGCTGCGACTCCAAGAGCTCTGCGCGACGATGGTAAAAGAGCGCCTGAGCGAAGACGTGGTCATTTCCATTCACGCAAGCACCACGGCGCTGCCGGCAAATATCCGGAGCGCGGTGGAACGCAACGGCGCGGCTGTTTCCATATTCATCAATTTAAGCTACAACAAAAATGTGACGGACGTCACCGACAGCATCGCCCACGAGCTGACTCACGTTCTGCTGCGCAGCGATTGCTGCTCGTCAAAAGTATTTCAGTCGGTATGGGCTGAGGTACGCAAAGAGCTAACCAAAAGATATGAAGGAGAAACGCTATGACCAAAAAAGATTTGAAGGCGGTGATCGTGAACGCAATCCTGTCCAACGACAAAGCGGCGGTGCGGGCACTGATGCTCGTATTTGAGCAGCAGACACTGATGGAGAAAAACGCCGAGAGCACCTACATGCTCAACGGTGTGGGCTTTAGCTCAGCGGACGCGGAGATCCTCACCAGCTTTGCTAAACAGGTACAGCGCTGGAATAGCGCGGGCGCGGGTCGGCATGATTCTCCTCTCAGTCCTAAACAGATGGCAATCGTGAAGCGGCGCATGGTTCACTACTGGCGCCAGCTCATCCCGCACGCGGAGGCGGCGGCGCGGCGCAATGATAATCCCGTTATGGGGAATCAGAGGAGTGCGCTGTGAGCAAAAATCTTTGTGCTAAAACGCGGCCTGTGGAAAAGCCGTATGAGATCTGGGTGGCACCTGGCTGGGAATGGCGGGTGCTGAAAAAGTACCAGTCTCCTGAAAAGGAGCTGAGCAATCCTTTTGCTCGTTGGCTGGTGGCTGTGAAGTCGCCGTACACTTTCGGTGGCTGGGAATTCGGCGACGACTACGTCGTCAGCATTAAGGCCCAGGCGCGGCTGGTCAGCAAGGACAACTGAGGTCGCCATGAATGATAATGTGCGGCAGCTTCATTACTACAAGTGTCTGGACTGCTTGGAAGTCATGACCACGGAAAAGTATCTCTACGAGCAGCCCTGCGTTTTCTGCGGTGGGCGGCTAAGCTACATGGGCCAGGTCGAGCGCGAGCGCGTAGTGGAAACGCAATTCCTGACACCCTGTGATGATCGCTGTACGGGTGCGCAGGGACCAAAGTGCAACTGCCACTGCGGCGGCGCAAACCATGGTAGCAACCTTATTATAAAGGTTGAGCGTGATCGCGGTGCGGCGCAGGAAATGAATCCTGTCACCACAGAACGCTGTAAGGCGGCAAAGGCGCGGGTGGCCGAGTTCTGTGAGATCAAGCAGTTGTTCCTGGCTGCATATTCCAAAAAGTTCGGCGAGATCGAGCGGCGCAAAAAGAATCGTGAATGGCTGAGCAATGAGGACTTCTCAAAAATGCTCGAAGGTGGTCGCATCAAGCGCCTTTACGATCATATCTGTTTGGCCAAGATCCACAAAAACCGCATGGCAAAAATGGCTAAGCTAGCGGCCGACTTAATGGATGGGAAAATATGAAAGCCAAAATTGCCAAGCAGCTCACAGCTCTGCAGATAAAGGCAAAGAAAGCCGACCTGCTCCGCAGACACATAGCGCGGGCGGCGCTGATCAAAGGTCGCAATGAGCGCCGAGCGGAGCGCGAGTTGAAGCGCAAACGGCTGACAATCAAAAAGGAGATTAAGGCGGCGGTCATATCTGAGCGCGAAAAAAAGCGGCAGAAATGCAAGGCGCGGCGCGAGGCTCGTGCCGAGAGGGAAGCTAAGCTGGCCATCACCAGAGCTGAGTCCGCCCGCATTGAACGGGAAAAGCTAGCGGCGGAGGCGGCTGGCATTGAGCGTGTTTCTGTCAAAAATGACATGACGCGGTGCATCGACTGCGGCGCTTTATATCTGATTTCAGAGGGCTGTACGCAGTGCCACCCAAATACGCATTGCGGCCTTAAAAGGCTCCGCAGCAAAAGTGCGCCCGATACCACGAGGAGCTAAAAGATATGGTCTTAAATGCGCTGCCATGCGGTTATTTGGGCCACCAAAAGGGCTGTATTTCGCTTGTTTCGGTATTTTACCTTATTTTCTAAATAGGCTGGATTCCACTTGACTCCATAGCCTGATAAGAGGATAATATAGGTGGGAGAAAAAGAAAAATGAAAACCAAAGCGATGAAAACGGCTCCGGCGGCGCTGGACGTTCACCCCTGTGTGGACTGCAGCGATTCCTGCTTCGGCTTTGATCCTTGTGTGAATTGCGAGCGGGCTAGGAAATATGAGATGGCTCACCCCGAGCCCGGACGCACTACTCTCAAGGCCACCTGCGGCATGATCGAAGGAAACTAACATGCGAACAAAACGCATGACCCTGAGCGTGGCTGAGGCGCGGGTAATACGGGATATCCTGGTCGGCCAGCTCCAGCGCCCGCTGGATTATTTCGACTCCAAGGGCGAGGAAAATTTCGTACGGCGCATCCACGATCGGTGCGCTAAGCTCGTCAACGACGTGATGTCCAAAAAAGCTATTTCAAAAATATAAAGGAATAAAATGACAAACTCAAATCTCAACACTCCTCAGGCCGAGCAAGCGGTTGCTCAGAACGCGGCGCTCAAAACCATCAAGCCCATCATCGTGAGCGGACCGGCAGCGCCGGGAAATCGCCGTGGCACCGCTGCCATCTTTAAGGTCATGGCGGTGGCCGGCAGCAAAGAGTACACCGTCGTGATCGGAAAATCCTGGGACGGCAAGTACAGCTCCACCGAACATGGCACGGGCAGCTTCGATGCCACTCGCGAATTAATGGAGCTCGTCGAAGGCGCGAGAACGTTTTTAGGCGCGGAGCTGGACTGGACGGAGCTGATCGAAAAGGCCAAAGACTTTTTCCTGATGCTGGACACCGCCGAAGCGGCCACTAAGCTGATGGCGCGCAAAGCCTCTTACGCGGCGCTGGCCGAGTGGACGACTCATGTCATCGGACAGGGGCCGAGCGAATTATCATTCAAGCTCGCCATGACGGAAGATGAATGGGTCGCCAGCAGCGCGGACCTGGTCGCCCTCGTGGCCACCTATACGGCCAAGGACACAACGGTCAAAACCAATGTGTGGTACAGCGTCGCGGCCACCACCCGGCGCAACCGTGGAAAAGTGGATATGCGCTATGGCTTCCAGCGCGTCGGCCAGCATGACGCCCACTTTCTTAAGCTCAGCACTATGCTCACCGCACTCCAGGCCGAGCTTTCCAGCCGTATCGAAAACCATCTCGCCGAGATCGCGCGGGCCGAGAGCGTGAAGGCCATGGCCGTTCGCTTAAAGGAAAGGTTCGCTGGCTATAAATTCAAGGCCAACGCTGGTACCAATAGCGCGGCAGTTCGGCTCTTCTTCAAAGATTCCGAATACACCAGTTATCTGGATCTGCGCTTTCTCGTCAGCCCGGACGGCTCAGAGTTTTTCTTGCTGACCGGCGTGAATTGTGCAGAGTTCCCCATCGCGCGGCTGGACGAAATCGTCGCTCCCTTCAAAGCCGCCATCCTTGGTCAGGAATGATAATATGACCAAACAAGATCTGATCAACGAGATTTACAAGCTGAACAGCCTGGACGATTTGAAGGCGGTGAATAACGCTATCCGCGACCACTGGAAAACGATCAACGGGCAGCGGGCGCTGGAGGCAAAATTCATCTTCGCAGTCGGCCAGCAGGTCACTTTCAGCGGGCGGCACCGTGGACGGGTGACGGGTCGTATCACCAAGATCAACCAAGTCAGCGCCGACATTTCTGAGGCCAGCGGAATCAAGTGGCGCGTGAATCTTTCAGCGCTAAAGGCTGTGGAATCCACCCAGCCGAAGGAAGGCTAATATGGACTGCACAGGCTGTGGAAAGCCGCTAGGTGTGATTGAGGCGCTGCGCTGGGACGTTTGCCTGGACTGTACCAAGGCGCGGGCGCGCACCGCATCCAATCATGGACGGTGTAGCTGTGGGCGTAAGGCGCGGGCGGGCAAGATGGCGAAAACCTTTTCGCGGAAATGGACTCCATGCTTGCGGTGCCTGGGTACGATCAAACAGATCTCATAAAAAGGAAAAAAATATGAACGAGAATTTGACGGCCAATGAAGTCGAAGGAATTATCCTGGCCTGTCTGCTGGGACACGCTCCGGTTGAAGGTGACAGCTATGTGATCGCGCATAGTATTGTCAGAAACTTCTGTTTCAGCAAAGACAAGATCGAGAAATATGCGGAAAGGATCGGATGGCTTCTCCATCAGCTTCCTCAGCAGTTTCTCGAAGAGACGGAAGGCGGCGGCGGCGGGTGGTCTTTCTTGAACGCCTGCATGACAAAAAATGGGGAGCTCTGGGGACAACAGAGAGATGTCGAGGCTCTTCTGGTTTTAGGCGTGGCGGCGGGCTGGGCAAGCATCCAGCTTCCTCGGGAGATCTGGAGCATACTTCCTGGCGGAGTTCCTTATTTCGTCGTCCATGCAAATCGTAAAGAAGAAAAAGCTGAGCGACCGATTCTGTCCGAAGAGGATCACGAGCTTTTCCCTGGCAGTGAAATGCTGGAGCCTGGTGAAGTTCCTGGAATGAAGTCCGAAGAAAAGGAGTAAATCATGATCATCGAAGATCGCAAAAACTGGACAAAGGAACAGTGGCGCCAGCACAACCGCGAGATGCAGGAACAGAACGCCTGGACGCTGAATCACGGCAAGCGGGAAATGATGGAAGCCAGCCTGAAGAAAATGGCGGAAGACATCAAAAAGATGTCGACGCGCAATATGGACATCGCCATCGCCATCAAAACGCTCAACGAGGAGTGGGGCTCCAACCTGAGCTGGATCGATACGGCGACAAAAGCATATGAGGAAACGGAATACAATCTTCATATCCTCAGCGTCGGTGTGGCGGCGTGGCGGCGGGCGCGGGCGGCTATCGCTGAGATGGAAGACAGGCTGGACTGATATGACACCAGGACTGACGGTGGCAACAATCACTCCCGTAAAGCTTAAAAGCTCGATGGTGTCCTACGATGGCGGCAGAACATGGGTGCTGACTCGCCAGTTTTACCTTTTGGCTTATGGTGAAAATAACGGCCAATTTATCGACAAAACTATGGAAGGCAGAAAATTCAAACTGGTAGAGGAGAATGACGATGAAAAAAATTAAAGAGATCAAGCTTTCGCCCGATCTACTGGACAGAATCAAGCGCCTGATGTGGCGCACCTATGAAGCTGTCGGCAGTGATTTAGCGGCGCTCGCGCGCGAGGACGGGCGCAGCTGGAGCACCAGGGATGAGGTCATTGAGGTCGTGCTGGACGCTGACCGTATGAAGGGTCGCGGTGATGATGGAGCTTTTATGATTTGCAATTCGCTACCTTATGAACAGGCCGTCAGCATTGCGCGCAAGGTATTTCATCTGGTGCGATATGAGTGAAACCAGCGTCGCAAAAATACTGCCCAATCCCGTTTGGTCAGTTTGCCGTGGAGAGGCTCACAGCTATGGTGTGGACTATGACCACTGCAGCGTTTGCATGCCATACTGGCGGGATATCCCGATTTGTCCCGACTGCCGCGTCAAGCTCAAGCAGCTTCCGAAGTCCTACAAATGCCCTGAGTGCGGCAAGCGGTACAATCCAAATTCTCGTCCGGAGAGATAAAATGCCTCAATCAGGTCAGGGATTCAAATCTGTTGGCTTCGCTGGCACGCGTGATAGCTTGACGGACGAGCAGCAGCGCTTTGTGCAGAAAACTCTTCAGAGCCTTTACGGTAAAGGATTTTGTGAGTTTCACCACAGCGACTGTATCGGCTCCGACAAACAGGCTCACGCAATTGCGCGTGAAATTGGGTACACGATTATCATTCATCCCTCCGACAATGACCAAATGCGGGCGCTATGCATGGGCGACTATTACTGGCCAGCAAAACCTTTTGCCCAGTGCAATAGGGACATCATCAGTAATTGCCAGGCGCTCATCACTACGCCTAAAGTTGAAGAGGAAATTTTGAGCACCAGTACATGGGCCAAAATTCGCTATGCCAGGAAATTCGATATCATGGTTCTGCTGAAAATAGGAGTAAGGATATGAAAACTATGAAGCTATGGCTGGTCTATCCCACTAACGAGACAAAGCACTATGACACATACGACGCTATGGTTGTAGCAGCTACCACTGAGGCTGAGGCTAAAAGAATCCACCCGGACAAGAGTCAGAAATGGGATCCTAAATCTGAAATGTGGACGGGCAGATATCAGCAATGGGTCGGCGAGACGTGGGTGGAAAGTCCCGACCATGTCAAGGCGAGATATCTTGGCAGAGCTACCACAGGCACCAAGGCGGGCATTATTTGTGCATCATTTCGCGCTGGATAAATAAAAAGGAGTAACACGATGAAAGCAAAAGAGTATTATGCCAAGTATCTGGCGACCCCGTCTAAGGGAGCTGATGATACAGTGGAAAAGGCGGTGCTTGATCTTTATGTCGCATTGCTGAAAGAGACTGGAGAGATTATCAGCCAGCGCAAAAGCGTGAAGAAAAATCTGCCATCTCTGTCCACCGTGCTTTCCGTTTATCGTGAGCAGAACGATAAGTGGAACGCTATCCGCAAGCTTTGCAAAGTTCCCGTCATGCGGCGGGACGCTATGCTGCTGGCCATATACGTCAAGTGTCCAATGCATCTGCGCAGCTTTCTGTCTGCGCAGTTTCCCTCTGTCCACTTTTCTGAGGACGCACTGGGCGCTGATGCTACGCGGGCGGCTATGGCTGAAAAGGATCTGGTGCCCAGCGAATTTGCCGCTGAGGAAAAGCCTGATTCCTCAAAAGGATATGGAAGATGAAAAGAGCAGTCAGCTCCCAATCCATTAAGAGACATATCATAGGCGTTCTCCAGCACGCCGACCCGCTGCGGCGCGAGATGGCTGGAGATATCCTGGCCAGGATTGACTCACGCACAAAGGTCATGGCCGTATGCCTGCACTGCGCAAACGACTGTAAAGTGCTAACTGCAAAGCATGTAATAGGCTTTCAATGTTTTGTACAGAGCCCTTTACTTAAAAAAAGTAGCAGAGTATAATACGACTTTGGATAGGAAGAGGAGGCGGAATATGACGGCCAACGGTCTCCCCATAGTTGCGCGGCCTAGCGCGACACTCTTTTCCTCCCAGTTAAGAGTTTTCTGCCTCCTCTGTTTTTTCTCTATCCAGTAAAACCATGAACACAGTTTTCTCCATAGATCATTTTTCTCCAGCCGTCTAGGATGGAAAGCATATGTACAAGATCTTCGTGAGCAACGTCCAAAGCCAACTCAGCGGCTATACGATGGCTTTGGAAAAAGAACTGACATTCACCTATGAGGGATATCAGTACAGCCCGAAATATAAAGCTGGTCTGTGGGATGGCATGTGGCACGCCTTAAAGGTGCCATCACTTAAATTCCCGACCGGCCTGCTTCCCAATGTGGTTGGATATTTTGCAAGAAACAATATTGATTTTGAAATCATTGACCTGCGCAGAATTCCAAATTCATGCAAGAAAGATATCTCTGCAGACATGCTAGGTGGCATTACGCTGCGCGACTACCAACTAGATGCTATAAAGGAAGCGGCAGAGGCTAAGCGCGGCGTGCTGGAGCTGCCCACGGGCTCAGGCAAAACCGAGATCGCTGCAGGGATTATCATTCACCTAGGACTGAAAACACTTTTCCTCGTTCACACCCAGGACCTGCTGCGTCAAACAGCTAAGCGCTTCACTGAGCGCCTGGGCCAAACCATAGGAATGGTCGGTGATGGTGAATTTAACACAAACCCAGCAGTGGTGGTTGCCACAGTCCAGTCCCTGTCGGCATATTCTCACCGCGACCCTGAGGGATTCAAAAATCTGATCAATTCATTTTTTGTTCTATTCCAGGATGAGGCTCATCATTCCAGCGCTTCAACCTGGTATAAAATTGGAATGTATGCGCACTCGGCGTATTATAGATATGGCCTATCGGGCACCGTGCTACGGCGTGACATGCTATCCAACATGAAAATGCTTTCAGTTTTTGGAGCGCCTATTCAGCGCATCAGATCAAAGGCACTGATGGACAAAGGATATCTGTCTGGCATCAATATTGAGCTGGTATCAAATCCTGAGCAGGTGAGCGGCTATCGCTGGCCAGACATATATGAGAATGGTATTGTGCACTCGTGGAGTCGTAACAATACCATAGCCCAAATAGCGGCCGAGGAGCACAAGGCGGGAAATAAGGTTCTGATCCTTATCCGCATAATTGAGCACGGCAATGAAATAACAGATATGCTATCAGCGCGTGGAGTGTCATCTATTTTTCTAACAGGTAAGGACAGCTCTGAGGCGCGTGAATATGCCATGATTGATTTCAATGAGACAGGGAATTTTGTACTGATCGCCTCGCCTATATTCAGCGAAGGTGTAGATATCCCTGAGATTAACACTCTTATTATAGCGGCGGGCGGGAAGTCAGAAGTCCTGACCATTCAACGTATAGGCCGAGGACTGAGGCCCAAGGCTGATGGATCAAAGCTAAAGGTCTATGACTTTTTGGATAGCAGCAAATATCTCTGTGATCATAGCGCCGAGCGCGTGGCCATTTATAAGGCCGAAGGATTTCCCTGTGAAAAAAGAAAAGCTAAAAGAATTATTTAGTGGGATTGCGACCGTTATATTTGGCACTCTATTTTTTGCCTGGGTGATTGCAGTCTTTATGAGGACGCCTATAGGGGAACATCTTTCAGCGGCTGATTATGTTGGCACCTATAGGCTAAGCGCCGAGCAGCAAAAGGAAATGGGCGTTTATGAGCTGAAAATTGGTGATATTAAAATCATCACCAAATCAGGATATGGCAGTCCAGATTTACATGGTTTTCCTGTAGGAAAGCTGGTAGATGTATATCGAAAAGGGACTGACTATTACATCAGGATCAAGGAGGATCCCAAATGAGTGAAAAACTAACGCTGTTCACGAACATCGAGATGGAGAAAAACAGTGGTGCTATTTTTCCACTTCCTTGTGTTCACATTGCCAATGCTGGTAAGAAACACAGTCGCTCTAGAGCCTTGAGATTCAACAAAGCGGCTCTCAATATGATTGGCTATCATTCCACTTGCATGGTCTATGGCATTACAGACCCAGAGTCGTCACAGGACAAAGTTATAGGGCTAGCATTCTGGTTCTCTGATGCTAGCAGATCAGATCGTAAAAATGGCATCTATCATGTTTTTGAGGACGCTAGTGGTTTTCGTATCACCGTAACAGGACTGGCAACTGTTATTGATCTGAAAGGAAAATTTGATGCCCTGGAAGCCAAAGCATTGCTTGTTCAGGAGCCTATCCAGAACGACGATAAGATGCTTTACAAAGTCATGTTTGAAAAAAGTTCTGTAGCATATTAAAAGGAGCACGCCGTGACTATCACCAAGAAGAAGGAAAACAAATGCCTCTTGCGCGAAGAGGACATCGCCACCAGTGGAACCATCAAGAAATTCATCCGCATCAGGGAAGGAGCTCTTGAGGTATTTCTTATTCTGCTGTCGGCGGCTGACGCTGAGGACTACAGCGAAATGTCTTTGACGGAGATCGTGAAGCTATGCGGATATAGCCGCTGGAAAGTCCAAGCCTGCCTTTCGGCTCTTGAGAAATCTGAATATATTATTCGAGAGCTTAAAGGTATTGCCGGCCATACAATGGTTTATAAACTGCTCAAAAGCATATGATATCTTCTTTGTTTTCACGTTTATATAGCGAATCGTCCCGAGGACGGATCCCAGCCTATGCAGGCTGGCTATCATCCTATATCCTCCGAGGACGGATACCATCCTATTGTCGCCATATAATAAAGGTTCGCGCTAGCGCGGGCGCGGGCGCGGTACGCGTGGAAAGCATATATCAGTTGAAACCATAGAAGAATAGATTGAATAAAAATTATAACTGGAATAGAATGCATTCAGTCACTATGGAAAATATGAAAATCGAGCATGATAATGCTATCGAGCAAAGCGAGATAGTATTGTCATGCGAGATAGTCGATAGGATGGAATCCAATAAACATAATAAGTCCCACTCTCCGTCCGCGTTGCGGACCGGAGAGCCTTCGGCAAAGACAATTCCAGAAAAAGACGCTGGGAAGAAATGAAGACCAGCGTTATCTCGATTGATGAGTGCTTATCAGTGGCCCAAATTTATGAAAGTTATGCTCGCAGATTTTTTCCAGAAGCTATTTTCAGATTCTCTTTCAGAGAGAGCACACCTAAAGGCCAGCGCAATATCAAAATGTTTGAACGCATCATAAGACAGGCTATGGATTGTGGGCTATCGCTGGAGCTTTATATCAAGGTTCAATTTGAGCAAATAATGCCGTGGCTGAAAAATGTTAATCCCAGTCTCAAATATCCGCCGTTGTCGATGCTGGCTTCTCCAGCGGCTATAAAGCGGGTAAAGGCCTGGAAAGAGCGGCTGGCCCAGAGTTATGAGCTGGACGATGAACGAGTGAAGGCAGAGATGAGCGTTCCTTTCAAAGGATATCTGAATCCTCTGATTGCCTCAGCGGAGATTTTCACGGCACGCCTGGAACACGTGGAGAAGGTTTATGGGGAAATGAATAAAACAATAGCAATAGCGCAGCTGGAGCAGGCAGCGCGGTTGGGAAAACTGGCCAAGACTTATATTGCCACTCATCCGTTGCTGTGGGAAGAGGGGACGCCTGAATATCTGGTCATTATTCAGCAGCAGGTATATGCTAAGCTCAGACCCAAGGAAAAGGATAAGCTGGCCGAGGCACGCGTGGCGCTGGAAGAAAAGTTTGCCAAAGTAAGGATGGCGCAATATGTCTGAACAGTTTCCTTTTTCAGATCCTATCCAGAAAAAAATAGCGGCGTGGATCCTTTCCACTGATGAGGAATTTCTTGATACGGCGGAGTCTATAACTCCAGAAATGTTTGACAACCCAGCGGTGTCTGACATCATGGTGATCGTCTATGCCTTCCATGGTAAATATAATCGCTTGCCAGACTTGGATGAGCTGACGACGGAGTTTGAAACATTTCTGGAGAGTAAGAAAAAGCTCCCTGTGGACGAGTACCTGACCGTCTATCAGGAAGTGACCAGCATGGTGGACTCTGCGGACTTTTCATATGTTAAAGATAAGGCGGTAGAATTTGCGCGGTATCAGGGCATCAAAGCGGCTATGGCTGAAAGCGCTGACATCATTCGCAAGAAAAAGAATTACAACGATATCCTGGAAAAGGTACGCGTGGCCCTGGCCATCGGAGAAAACAGTAAAGACCTTGGGACGCTATATTATGAGGACTTGGAAAAGCGCCTAGAGGACAGGCGCAGCGGCATCACGCGTGCCCAGTTGGCTATCAGCACAGGCATTCAGCATTTGGATTACATATTAGGCGGCGGGCTAGCTCCAGGTGAATTGGGCGTTATCCTTGGCTTTGCTAAAAAAGGTAAGACCACATTGTCGGTGAACCTGGGTGCCAACGCCGTATGGAATCAGAAAAATGTAGCCCACTATATTATGGAAGGCACACCAACCGACATCACCGACAATTATGATTGTCTCATATCTGGTATCCCCAGAGACCAGCTTAGGGCGCACGAGGATGAAGTGCGCGAAAGAGTTGAGGCCCATCGTGCCGACGCGGCTAACGGGCGCTTGGTCATTAAGCATTTCCCAGCGCTGACGTGTAACACGCTGGCGATTGAAAACCACTTAGCTCGCATGCGGGCAAGGGAAAAGTTTATTCCAGCTTTGGTCATTGTTGATTATCTGACGCTGATGATCACTAATGGAAGATGGGTGTCGCGACCAGGAGAGCGCTATGAAGTGCTTGGTCAAATATGCAAAGAGCTGATCTCCTTGGCTCAGCGCTATCACGTTCCCGTCTGGCTGCTCCATCAAGCTACTCGTGGTGCAAAGAAAAAGCACACTGTTGATCTGGATGATTCAGCGGATTCCCTTGAGCCGATGCGTGACGCAGATATGATCCTGACGTTGAATCAGGATATCGAAGAGGCCAAGGTAAAAAAGCTAAGAATATTCTTGGCCGGTGGGCGCAAGGCTAAGGATCGTCGTACTGCGCATGTTATCATTGAAAGGGAATTGTGCCATATCATCGGCGAGCGCGTTTCTGACGAGGACGCAATCGCCGCAGATGTTGAAGCCACTCCAGATCCAGAGGTGAAATAATGAAGTATCAGGAATTCAAACCCATCGCTGACGGGCTGCTCAAAAACTGCGCAGATATGCTGGTGGATAAAGGCGGGCGCTATAATGCCATCAACTCCGATTTCTTGGACTCGTTCAAGCGTGACGCTGAAATATGCAAGCTGCTGAAGCTGAACATGGATATTCCAGCGCATAGGGCGCTTTACGAGATCATCAAAAAGACGAGTCGCCTTATATCTCTGAGTAATTGCAAGCGTGATGTCGGTGCTGATGTGCGCGACTCAGTTATTGATATCATCAATTTTGCGGTTCTATATTATGCGCTGGACATCGATGCGCAAATAGAAAAGGAGAAGCTGTGAGAAAGGGAAGTCACCACAGCAAAGAGGCCAAGATTAAAATAAGTCTGATTACTGCTGGTGCAAATAATCCTTTCTATGGCAGAAAACACAGCAAGAATACACGAGCAAAGATGAGTCTTGCAAAACTTGGTAATGTGAATGCACACGGTAATCTCGGTAAGCAGCATAGTGAAGAAACAATTGCAAAACAGAGTTTAGCTCAGATACGACGTTTTGTAGATCCTGTGAATCATCCTAGCTGGCTGGGCGGCAAGAGCTCTGAAAAATATGGTACAAGATGGACGCCTGAATTGCGAGAGCAAATTCGTGATCGTGACGGTCATATATGTCAGCTTTGTAACACTAAAGAGGGAAAAAGAAGACATCCTGTTCATCATATTGATTACAATAAAAAGCATAATTGGTCTAATAATTTGATAGAGCTTTGTACTGGTTGTAATATTAAAGTTAATTCAAATAGAAAACGCTGGAAGGAATATTTCAGATGGATTATAGTCGGAGAGTATTTTTCTCCAGCGATTCTTTTGCAAGGAGAAGTGTGATGAAGATTATACTTGGTAATGGGTTGAGTGCTAAAATTTTTCAGTTTTACAATCCAGAGTACACCAGAATTGCTCCAGCGGCGGGCGCGCAGTCGGACGTGGCTAGCTTTCAACACAGCCTTATCCTGCCTAAGTGTAAGGCGTGCGACGAGTTCCTGGCTGACCTGGATATAAGCTCGTCGCAGTTGGACATCACCATCGGATATTTCAAGGACGGAAAATATAATCAGGGTGAACCACCTGATGATGTAAAGCGTGACCTGATGAAGAAAAAGCTCAGCGGCCATGAGCGGCCACCGTCTTTATTCCCTGCTGAGGACATCCTTGCCGGCCCATACGTGAGCGGTGATCGCGGCCTTATGCACACATATCATCTTAGTGCCAAAACACTGCTGGATTTGCTTCACTATAGGCTGGCTGAGAAAAGAGTGATTAACAGAAAGGTTGTCTCCATATCTGAAAAGCAGATTGTTCTGGATAATGATAAGGCGCTGGAATACAGCCATCTGGTGAGTACGATTCCTGCGAATGTATTCTGGAAGATTTATGAAGGCCCACACGCCGAGCATAAGGTGCTGATGTCGTTTCCACTTTATACGGGCACGATGTCAGATGACCAGTGGCTAGGATGTGGCTATCCGGAGCTGCCCGAAGAGTCCATGGTATATTTCCCTGAGGAGAAATTTGGCTTTGATCGAGTGCGGCGTTCCAAGGTGCTACAAGGAGACGTCATCGCCATTGAAGGTTCTTTGCCTTTTCAGGATTCCATTATTATGCCTGGAGCTCGGATTCTGCGCAGCCATGAAAACATAGCTCCACCCAACGTGATGTTCCTCGGGCGCTATGGCGAGTGGAATCCTGACATCACGATGAAGGCAGTTATTCAGCGCAGCTCCAATAAATTTTTTATGGAGAGCATATTCAGCGATCAGAAAGCGTTCAACAGGAAGTTTGTTAGCTATGCGCCAGATTTAGAGGCCGTCCAACGGGCGGCTAAAAACTACGTTCTCCATCTATTCAGCGAGAGCAATGACTTCCTGGACACCATCAACTGGAAGTTCGGCAGCAAGCCTGGTGCGGTAAAGCTGGACAGGGAAAGGATCCTTGAGGAGCTGACGGATATCTTCAAGTTCCTACTTTCAATATATCTGCTGTTTGGTTTTGATACAGCGGACTTTGAAAAAATGTATTGGGAAAAATCTGCTAAGGTCGTGGAGAAGTACAAATGAATGATGTGATTGTGGTTAATCCTGATGAGGACGAGGAAAAGATTCTGGATGTGACGATCGCGATGGCGGTCAAATTTCAGGATCATTTCCCAGAGTCTAAGGTTTATGTCGTCAACGACATTGATGGCGAGGATCACGTTTATGCGCAGGACGAGCATGGCAAGCCCATGTTCGATCTGCTGACTAGCATGGCACGCAAGTTTGTTTTTCTGTGGTACTATATCCACCCGCGTAAGGGCTATGAAATGGTGGATCAGATGCGCCAGCTAGCGCTGCTATATGACGTGGACTATGTGGTGAAATATCCCAACATCCCGGTCAAGCCTGGATTCCCCACCATTGTCAGATATGGCAAACACCCTGCCGGTAATCCAGTTAAGCTGAAAGAGTTTATCGTGAAGCTGGGCAATCCACAGCTGGAAGAGAAAATATATGATGCTGAAACACTCAGCACGTATCGCAATTACGACTGGCATCAGGACAAAAAGAATCTGACGCGCATTCGGAAGAAAGCCATATCTATGATGGAAGAGTTCCTGCACAAAAAGAATCCTAAGAAAATTGCCAACGTGCGAGGATATGTTCTTTACGCGGGCTGCGCCTATCACTGGTATAATCCTGGTCTAGGCTTTGGCATGCGTGATATCGACGTCAATGCATTTTTCTCGCCTAAGTGGTACACAAACAGCCGCTGCGCTTTTACGCGCCATTGTGAAATTGAGCAGCTAGGGCGGTCGCCATATTTCGCGGGTGGCACGCGGTGGCTGGATCTGATGTGGAATACCTTTCACAAAGAGACGGGCAATTTTGCAAAAGACGTTTGCAACTACATGCAGGAAATGCGCATGAAGTCGGATCGCTGGGCCACAATGAGCCAGCGACCTATGATCGACCTGGCCACAAAAAAGGTCATATATGTTCCTACCTGGCTGAAGAAAATGGAACAGCAAAAATCCAAGGAGAACCAATCATGATTTCGACAAAAGGACTTCTGCCCGCTGATGTTCTGGCCGCACTGTATAACGCATCGCATGTCCAGGGGATGGGCTTTCTGCAGGCTCGTCCTGGGGATATGACCAGGGAACAGGCCGCTGAGCTGCTGGAAGGGAAACAAACTCTGCCTGATTATCCTGGCATGGGGCCAAGCAAAAAATTCGATTATCTGTACGGACGAGTCATGAAAGTCAATCTCGAAAATCCTGATCAGTTTGAGGAGTGGGGATATGATCGGGATCTGGGCCAGGGTGCTGCAGCCAGAGTCGTTGCCAAGCTTTACGAGCAGCAGGAGCTCAAAAAAAAGGCTCTCGCATGAAGGCTAGTAAAGCGCCTTGGAGCATCCAGGTTGAGCTGACAGAGGGCTGCTCGCGGCGGTGTAGCTACTGTGGCATAAATGGAATCAGAGGCACGCGTCCTGATTTCAAATATATGACTCCAGCCACTGCCCAGAAAATTGCTGAGAGCATAGCGGCGGCGGGCTGGAATAGCAGGATTGAATTTAATATGCACGGCGAGCCTAGCCTGAATCCTGACAAGGACGAGATCGTCTCCATATTCAGGGCGGCGTTGCCCAAGGCCAGCATGCTCATGCTGACCAACGGTCACGGCTTTGTGAAGGACGCCGCTGCGCAGATCAACGCTATATTCCAAGCAGGCCTGAACACGATTGGCATGAGCGACTATCGTCATGCCGGCAGCACGACTGTGGCTGATGTCCTGGATCAGGTTCTGGCTGGCGAGACAGCTATTGATGTGCGTTTATATCCTGATGAAAAAATAGCTAATCCTCATAAGCGGCGCAGGCCGAATGATCACACTCTTGTCATCATCGACGATATCACTAAGGCTAAGCGCGGCACCCATTCATATCTGTCCAACCATTGCGGCTGCGGAGCTCCACCCAATGAAAAAATGGCTGGCAAGCGGTGTGTGCTTCCTTTCAGAGAGCTGTCTATACGCTGGGACGGAAATGTGGCCATTTGTTGCAATGATTTCAGAGGTGTGCTAAAAATAGGCAACGTGGCCAAAGAGGGCGTACAAAAGATCTGGGACTCACCCATATTCGCGGCGGCGCGGCGCAAGCTCTATTGGGGCCAGCGTGACATATCTGTCTGTAAAGGCTGTGACGCTAAGCAGCCGCGCATAGGTCTTGTTCAGCGGACGCGCAAGCCGCTGCCTGGCGACGACAAGATATTGCGACTGGCTTCAAGGGGAAAACCTTATACTGCAGCCGTCAAATTGTCGTGGGAACGATAGGATGTTTCCCATTTACTTTGTCTTTCGTTTGGGCTATAATATGACCATAGGAGAACACCATGAGTAAGACCGCACAGGTCATTCTTTTCAATTTTACGCCGGAGCCTTTGAGGACAATGCTGTTCGCTTTTAAGAACATGCACGGTCAAGTTTCTGATGATCCGCTGTTTATGGGCCATGTCAGTCGGCAGCTGGAAAATGATTTTGTCGAGTACATGGCTGCCGAGCCGCTGACGGGCGGCGTGCAGGAATTCATCCTGACCAACTGGCTGTTCAGAAATGTGAGTCGTGCCTTTCAGCAGCAGCTCACGCGTCACCGCACCGCCGCATATTCCATCCAGAGTTTGCGCGTGGTGAGCAAGGAAGGCTTTGCTACGGCGGGTGACTACCATACGCCTCCCGACGTTATAGATCCTATGGCCTATGAGCAATCCATGCTCAAGGTCGAAGACATCTACAATCATCTTATTCAGCGTGGTGAAAAGGTGCAAGTGGCACGCGGCCTTTTACCGCTGAATATCCATTCACCCATTACGATGGCAATCAACTTCCGCAATCTCTCGACATTTTTATCCTCGCGCCTTTGTCTGATGGCTCAGGGAGAAATTCGAGAAGTCAGTGCTCTGATGATTGAGGAAGTGTGCCTGAAAATGGGTGACGTATTCAGGCCCATGTTCAAAAAGCCGTGCGAGCATATCGGCTTTTGTCCTCACGCCGAGGGCTGCGGCTTTAAGCCTAAGCTGGAAACGGTGGAAGGCAAATATGTCCAGAGCATCAAAGATTTCGTGAAGAGCTGATCATGAGAGATCAGTTCTGTGTGGAATTAGTCTGGAATAGAGAATTCAACTGGGCTCACTTTAAGGTCACAGATACGCTAGAGTCTGCAGTAGAAGCTGCAATATCTATTCGTGATTCTGGGGACGGTGCAAGAGTCAAAAAGGTGAGAGTTGTTAGCTCCACGACAGGAGCTGTGCTTTGGGAAAACGGAAGATATCTGTAAAGGAGAAATGATTATGATCATGAAAGAAGTGAAACTCTTCAAGCGGATCGGAGAAGAAAAGGAGAACTCTGCGTGGTGGAAACAGCTGCCTGAGCGTTACAAGCTGATGCCAGGAATGCTGGGTTTTTATTGTCCAGAAGAGAAAGCGCCAAATCACGTTCCTGTGACACTAAAGCGCCTGAATGGTTCTCTGCTGGGCGTCGCTATGGCTTTCCTTGAGAAAGACTGCAAGGCGAGAAATGTTTGGGTGCTCAGAGTATTTCGAAATGAGGACGAAAATTTCTGGCACGCATGCAGATGTGTGCTTGAAGAGCACGGCAATTTCGACGTCAAGCCGGAATGGCCCATTGAAGCTCTGTTGAGATTCTGACCTATGGAAATAGAAGCGGCAGTGAATAGGCTGGTGAATAGAGAGGTGCGACAATCTGCTGAGTGGCGCGATGATACCACTCCAGAATTTAAGCGCTTGCCAGGGATAAGGGCGTTTATTGAAAATGTGGGAGACGGCATCGTCACTGTGCGACTAGCCTATTGGCAGACTCGTCGGACATTTGGCAGGATTGTCGTGGAAAGAGATCCTGACTATGATGATCTCTGGATCGCTAAGATTCCCATTAGTGATACGGCGCTTTGGTGGCAGGCCTGTGCTGCTATTGAGTCAATCACTAAAATAAACGTGAAGAGAGAAGAGCCCATCAAATTTGAATTGGTATGGTGATGCATGAAGCCTGTTAGCGCTTTCCATTTCCATTCAGAGTTCTCGATTCAAGATTCCATCATTCGCATTGATCAGCTTGATGCTGTGATCAAGGGATATGGCATTAAGGACATAGCCTTAACTGATCATGGAACGGTGGATGGAGCTATTCAGTTTTATCAGACCGTTAAAAAGGCAGGCGCAAATCCCATTTTGGGTTGCGAGTTTTATGTCGTTGATGATTTGGCTGACCGCAGCGATAAGCGGCGCTGGCATGCTGTGCTGCTGGCCAAAAATAGCAACGGCTTTAGCTCCATCATGCGTGCCTTAACAAAGGCCAATACAGAAGGCTTTTATATCCGTCCGCGTATTGACTGGAAATATCTCTTGAGCGAGATACAGGACTGTGTATATTTGACGGCTTGCACAGAGGGTGTGCTGGCTCATCCAAATATGGGTGACCTGGTTCCGCAGATCATGGATAAATTTGGTGACGACTTTTATTGGGAAGCTCCAATGCTCAAGAACTATCTTCCCCAGAGGGAGTATAGTCAACTGCTCAGAGATATGCAGGAGCTGATGGGTGGTAAGATCATATTCACTGGTGATGTCCATTATATAAAGCCAGAGGACTGGCAAGCGCGTGAGGTCATAAGGCGCTTGAGCTTCAACCAGAAGATGCTACCTAACGAGCCCGCGCCCGCAGATATGGCTGATCTGCATCTTAAAACATATGAGGAAATGGTGGTCTGTGCGCAGGAGCTTGGGTTCAAGAACTCAGAGCTGATGATGGCAGAGATCTGGGATGAGGTGGCGGCTAAGTGCACATGGGAATTTAAGGCGGGCAAGGTCAGTGTGCCGCTAGCCTATGAGGAAGCGCGTGAAGATCCTGGCGCATATTTGCGTGAGCAGTGTTTCAACGTCATAGAGAATGTTGAGTCCCTGGGTACAGAGGAAGTGGTAGAGCGCTGTGAATATGAATTGGGAGAGATCATCAAGCTAGGCTTTGCGGAATATTTTCTGCTTGTTCAGGAAATGGTTCTGTGGGCTAAACACAATGGCTGTATGGTGGGTCCTGGACGCGGCTCTGTGGGTGGAAGTCTGGTGGCATATTTGCTGGGCATCACCGACGTGAATCCACTCGAGTATGGGCTGATGTTTGAGCGCTTCATTTCCCCAGAGCGTCACGATCTGCCAGATATCGATTTGGATTTTGAGGATGCTGAGCGCGACCGTGTTATTCAGCACATGCGTGACAAATATGGTGAGCGTTCTGTGACGGCTGTGAGCACCTTTTCCACGATGAAGGGGCGCGGCGTAGTGCGTGACGTGTCACGAGTGTTCTCGGTGCCGCTGGTTGAGGTGGATCAAATAGCCAAACAGATTCTGGTCAGGTCAGGCGGCGATGCGCGAGCTGACTTTTCTGTTGAGGACACAGTGGCACTGTTCGAAAATGCTAAGGAGTTTAATAAGAAATATCCCTATGTTATCCAGATCTGCAAAAAGATCGAAGGTAACATTAAGACTAAAGGTGTTCACGCGGCGGGTCTGGTTGTGGATGTCGAGGACTTATATTCAGGCCACAAATGTGTTGTGGTGAAAACCAAGTCTGGCGATTTAGCGGTCAACTGGGACAAGCATGATATTGAATTTGCCGGCGTAATGAAGATAGACGCTCTGGGTCTGAAGACGCTGAATATCCTGCGCCTAGCTAAAGAGGAGATAAAGCGCCGTCACAATGTGGTCGCTGATTATTCAACGCTGCCGCTGGATGACCCAAAAGTGCTTGAGGCTTTTACAAAGGCTGATACGGCGGGCATATTTCAGTTTGGCTCAGCGGGCATGATTCAGTATATCCGCAACTTTAAGCCTAAAAATTTCAACGAGCTCGTGCAGGTGAATTCATTATTTAGACCTGGCACGCTGCGCAGCGGTATGGCTAGCAAATTCATTCTTTATAAAGACGGCGTGGAAAAGCCAACTTATATCAATGCTCAGATGAAAGAGCTGCTGGGCGAGACATATGGCATCGTTCTTTATCAAGAGCAGATGATGAGGATTCTGAATAAGCTTTCTGGCATCCCCTGGCGCACGGTGGATGTCATCAGAAAGGTAGTTTCTAAATCTGAGGGCCAGGATAAGTTTGAGACATTCAGAAAAGACTGGCTGGCGGGCGTTCAAAAGCTTGGAACCATGTCGGTGGCTGATGCCCAGAAGGTTTTTACGCTGATGAAATTCTTCGGATGCCTGACTGGTGATACAAAAATATACAGGTGTGCTTCTAATCAGCACAAAGATTCCGAGATGACTATTGAGGAGGCGTATAAGTATCAGGATAATTATAATTTCAAGCGTCGTGGCTTGAAAATTCTATCGATGCATGATGATGGATTTGTCCGTTACAATACGATAAAGAGAGTATGGAAGACAGGGATGAAGCCTGTATATCTGATAAGGACAGCCGGTAACAAAACAGTTCGCGCTAGCGCTGAGCACCATTTTATGGTTGGTGGAGAGTGGAAGACAGTTTCTGAGATCAGTGTCGGTGACAGAATCAGAGTCAGCGATCTGAAATTGCCGAAGAAATTACACGGAGAAGGATATGGCTCGGGGTCCTTTGGCCAGACTTGTCCTAGATTCAGAAAAGGCGAGGGTCCGACTAATGAGGAAAAAGCGCGTCGTGAGCATCTTGTGGATCAGTATGGTGGTCGCTGCCAGGTCTGTGGCTCCGGGAGTTTTCCTGAAATGCATCATATCAATGGCGACACGACCGACAATTCCGAGGACAACACGATGCTTCTTTGCAGAAAGCATCACAGAGCGTACACTGACAGCGCTTTGTTCAGGCGCTATCGTGTAGGATATTTCACTCAGGATGAGGAGATTGTGGAGAAGAAGTTTATAGGCGAGAGAGAGACCTATGATATGGAGATGGAAGAAGAGCCTGCAAATTTCATCGCGAACAATTTTGTCAGCCATAATTCATATGGCTTCAATAAGTCTCACTCGGTTGAATATACGATGCTGGGATATTGGACGATGTGGTTAAAGGTATATTATCCCACAGAGTTTTTCCATGCTACTCTGGTACGAGCCTCGGACGATGACATCGTGCCACTGTTGTCTGATGCTCAGCGTCATGGCATGAAGATCAAATCTCCCGACATTAACTGCTCGGGATATTCATGGACGATTGAAGATACAGGCGTGCTGCGCGGCGGCTTTGATATCATCAAAGGTATCAGTACCAACTCCGCCCTGGAGCTGGTAAAGGCGCGGGAGGCGCACGGCGGTAAATTTGAGGACATATTTGACTTTGCGGCCAATATTCCTAGGCGCTTGATCAACATCGGAAAGATCAGAGTCCTGCTGCGCTCCAAGGCTCTGGATTCAATCATATCTGAAGAGGATCGCAAAAAGCTTGTTCTGCATCTTGAGACTAAGAAAAAGTTTCCCACCAGCGAGAAGCAATATAAGGATATTGACGCTTCTGCATATGTCGAGACAGACGTGCTAGCCTATGAAATGCCAGAGGAATATCTCACCCAGAATAAGGCTCTTGTGGAGCTGCTGAGCAGACACTTCCGCGTGAAGAAGCTTTCATATCTGTCCGGCCGAGAGAACGAGGCCATACCGGAATACTCTTATCACATTGGCAAATATGATGAGATCAAGTTTGGATTCAGGCAAAAGGTGGAACAGTCGCACGGCACGGGCAGTGATGTGGATGTTAAAGGATATGCGTCAGACCTGGGCGGCTGCTATGGCATATTTAGAGACGACACTTCTCTGACCTATTCAACGGTGACTGGCAAGCTATATCATTCAGAGCTAAAGGGCGAGATTGAAGAAATTGCTAGCCGTATGATCATCATGCGTGCCAATAAGCCAGCCAAAACGTCAAACATATTCATGGATCGATTCCAATTTATGGATTACATTAAAAAGGGCGATCTGGGAATGCTTGATTACAGAGGCATAGTGCCGTATGTTGACACACGCCGTGAGGCCATAAATCTGGCCGCTGATATTCAGAAGTGCGAGCTTTGCCCAGCGTACAAGATATGCAAAAGACCAACACCCTTTTCAGCGGGCATATTCCAGACCATGATTATTGGTGAAGCTCCAGGCGCTGATGAGGACGCTTCTGGTCTTCCATTTGTAGGCAAGGCGGGTAGGACGCTCTGGGGCTCTCTGGATAAGCATGGACTGAGCAGAGATCTTTTCTGGGTGACCAACGTTCTGAAATGTAGACCCAAGGATAATAAGATTGTTGATCTGCGCGTTCCTGCGTTTTGCAGTGCTCAGTGGCTCAGGAAAGAAATAGCGGTGCAAAAGCCAAGGCTGATATTGTCGCTTGGCAAAACAGCGCTTCATTGGGTCACAGGTGACAATAAGGCTAGCATTATGGATCGTAACGGCACGGCTGAATGGAGTGAGTCGCTGGGTGCGTGGCTGGTCTATTGTATCCACCCTTCAATGGTTAGCTATGATGCTAGTCATAGGGCCGAGTTGGACGCGGCGGTGAAGGTGTTTTCAGATATGTTTTTGCGCATTATTCCGGTTGAATAAAAGCTGGGGAACAGTATAATAGAGGTGCGAAATGAGAGAATTACAAGGGGAGAACGTGGAAAAAGAGAACGGCGGCTCTACTCCTAGCCTTAATGACCTGGTTGCGATGCGGAGCTTTGGCATGACGCGTGATGAGGCCATTGCAAAGCTTATGTGCATTCACTGCAAAAAAAGAATGACCCCAGACCAGGTTCCCACTGCTCTAGACAAAAAAAGATGGTACATATTTGCGATGTGCCCTGTTTGTCTGTCGGAGGTTTTCAAAAGACATCCTTTTGTCGAGGAGATCATTAAGCAGCTTGAAGCGCTTGATGCGGAGAAGGATAAAATAAAATCAAGGAGTGAAGAATGGAAAAGCTCGGACCGCTGACTCTCATCATCTCAGAGGAACAGACCGTCAATCTGGATTATGAGGACGAATTAAAATTATCAGAGGAGGAGATCAACAATGAGCTAAGGGACCAGCCGTCTCTTTACGCTTATTATGCGGTGCTCGGAGAAATGGCCGAGGCCGCACTGGCGGAGGCAAAACTCCAGCTGGACACAACGACAGCTTCCCTGGATGGGAAATATCGTGAGCAGCTGGCATCGATGGGCAAGGTCACTGAAAATTTGGTGGCCAACAGTGTCAAGGTTGACGAGGACTATATCGCGGCAGTTCTCAGAGTGAATGTGGCGCGTAAAAATGTGGGATTGCTAGGCGCTATTAAAGAGGCGTTTCGTCACCGCAAGGATATGCTGGTGACGCTTGCATCGAACATGCGCATCCAAGCTGACTCCACACTTTATATCCGCAAGCCGAATTCCGAGAATGAGCCAGAGATGGGTCCGGGCCGTAACACGTCAAAGGCATAAAGGAGAAATATATGCCAAAGTATTTTGATCGACCGGACGAAGAACAGGACGGCAAGGCGCTGGCCGACGAGGACAAGCGCAAATCGAAATATGCCAAGATGTTCTGGAAGCCGCAGAAGGAAGTCGAAAATCTGATCCGCGTGCTGCCGCGCAAGGCTGGTAGCAAGGCCAGCTGGCATATGCGCTATGGTCGTCATTTCATCAATCATGGTTTCCTTCCGGACGGGCGCAAGGACATTGAGAGCTATGTGTGTATGCAGGAGACCTATGGCCAGCCGTGCCCTGGTTGCGAAGAGTTCTCCGAGCTGATCAAGACCAATAAAGTTAAGGCGCGTCTGTATCAGGTCAAGCGATACGGCGTCTTCAACGTCATCGATCGCCAGCTCTATCAGCAGTATTTGGAAGGCACCGCGCCGTTCCCCGAAGTGAAACTGTACGAGGCTCCCATCAAGTCGGTTTGGGAGTGGATCGTGCGGCTGGTGAAAACCAAGGGTCGCATGTCCAACATTTTCGACACCTTCAACGAGGACGGCACTGTCAAGGCTCCGGGCCGGGATATCATTCTGGTTTTCAATCCTCTGCTGGATCCGAGCAGAATGTATCAGCTCCAGGTCACCGATCCGACGCCGCTGGGCACCAAGGAGCATATCGCTAAGTGGGCCAAACAGATCACCGAGCTCATTCCCGAGAACATTGAGATGTATGCGCCCATCGATTATGACGTGGCGCACACCAAAACCTTTGGCACGCTGGATGAACGCACTGAGCTGAGAAAGGCTCTGCGTGATCTGGCTGAGGCCGAGGGCGCGGAGCCCGAAGAAGAAAAGCCTGCTCCTCCCAAAGCGCGGCCTATCCCTGGACGCAAGCCTGCCGCAGCGGAGCCCGAAGAGCCCGTTGAGGAAGAGGACGAGCCCGTTGAGGAAGAGGAAGTGTCCACCGAGCCTCCCGCCGAAGACACGCCTGAGGAAGAGGCTCCCGAGGCCGAGGAAGCTGCTCCCGAAGAGGAAGAGGAAGCTCCTGCGCCCAAAGTCAGCAAAGCGACTATCAAGGCGGCGGTGAAGCCTGTGCCTGCGGTTGTGCCCAAAGCGGCTGCTCCTGCACCCAAAGCGTCGGCGCTTTCCAACACCAAGGATGCTGTGCGTGCTCGCATCGAAGCGATTCGCGCTAAGCATGCCAAAAAGGACTAAATAACTTGAAGCAAGTCAGGACGGCGAATCTCCCCAAGCTCCTAGCTAGCAAGCTGGGTGTGATAGATCTATCTGGTCGTATGGAAGAGGCAGTTGGCTACAGAGTGTCAACAGGAAATATCGCTATGGATATGGTCACAGGCGGAGGCATACCAGCACGCCGATTGACCGAAATATTCGGTGATTTCTCCAGCGGAAAAAGTCGCATTGCCTGCCACATACTCGCCGAGACACAAAAGGCTGGGGGGATCGCCGTCCTGATTGATGTGGAGCGCAGCTTAGACACAGGGCTGGCTACACTGACTGGTCTGGATATGAGCACTTTGATTTATCCCGATCCAAATAAAAAGCTAAAAAGCATTGAGGACGTTTTTACTGTGATGATGGATGCTGTGGGAGGCATACGCGCATATGCACCAGACGCTTTGCTGACCATCGTGTGGGACTCGGTGGCAGCTACACCAGGACTGGAAGATCTGGAAAATGAGCTTGGCATGAACACAGCGGCCATGCGCAGAGCCAAGGTTATATCTGATGGCCTGAAAAAACTCATGTCAGAGGTATATCGCCACAACATCGTGCTGGTGTTCATCAACCAGTTGCGAGATAAGATGAATGTTATGTATGGCGAGAAGTCGACAACGGTCGGCGGGCGGGCACTGAAATTTACGTCGTCTGTTCGTATCCACTGCACTGTCACGCACAAACTGAAGAATAAGAAAACAGATGAGGTGAATGGCTTTGAAGGGATGTTCGTTGTTGAAAAATGCAAGGTCGGGCCACCGTTTGGCAAGGTGAATTTTATCATGCCGGTGGACGAGCCCATAGACAAATATAGCGGCTTGCTAGATTACTTTGTGAGACACAGTATCGTTCACAAGGAAGGCGCTGAATATAACTTTGCTGATTCCAAGAGAGTTTTCTTGGAGAAAGATTTCCCAGCGACTTATGAGAAATGGGTAGTAAAGGAGAAGTGATGAGGCTTGTTCTGATCCTGGACGGCAATAATCTAGGCTTTCGCGCTTTTGGAATGGCTCCAATGGAATTTGAAGGCCAGCGTACAGAAGTCATGAAAATATCGCTGACCATGGTCAGATCATATTTGGAGAAGTTTCATCCCGACAGCCTGATCATCACTTGGGACGGCGGGCGTGACGCTTCACGATTGGCTTTATATCCTGATTACAAAAAAAAGAAAAAGGCTCGCGAGCTGACTGAGGTTGAAAAAACCGAGAAGGAATGTTTCTTCGAACAGCTGCGCTGCACCAAAAAGGTATTTGAGGCGATGGGGCTGAAACAGTATAAGCTGCGCGGGCGTGAGGCTGATGACGTCATTTATACACTTTGCAGCTATTATCAACATCCCATCCGTGGATGGGATGTTGAGGTGATTAGCACCGATCAGGATATGTACCAGCTGATTGGCCTATACCCAAACACCAGAGTGTGGAGCCCAATAAAAAAAGCTGAATATGACTCAGCGCGGGTGCTCAAGGAGTTTGGTGTTGAGGCCAACGAGTATTTATATTACAAGGCCATGGTTGGTGACGGCTCGGACAATCTTCCTGGGGTGCGCGGTGTTGGGCCAGTAGCAGCGCGGCGGCTAGTCAGAACATTTCTGCGCGGAGCGGTGCCCAGCGAAAGCGACATGAAAATTCTGGATCGCATGGAAGAGCAGCTTCCGCTTATGTTACAGCTTATGGAGTTTCGTTATATCCCGCGTGATGAGATGCAGGCTGGCGCTAGCGGCGGCGGCTTTAATGAGGACGAGCTGACAACGGGCGTGATTGAGGTGTGCCAGAAATATGGCTTTGACCAGATCATGGAGAATCTGGCTATATTTCTGACGCCTTTTGAGCAGTTGATAAAGATGGAAAGGGAGCTGATAAAAAGAGGAAGGGAGATAGTATGAGAGCCATATTTTTTTCAGACCTTCACGGGCACAACTTTGAAGAGTTTGCCACGATAGATGATGAGGTCAATTCTCGACTGGATGAACAGCTCCAGACATTTGACGCTCTGGAAAGTGACATCAGGAAACACCAGGCTGACTGTGTCGTGTTTGCTGGCGACGTTTTCCATTTGAAAAATTTCGTTGACTCGCAGGTTATATATCTGATCGCTGATAAGTTTGCCATCCTTTCTGGTCTGGCCAAGCTCATCATCGTGCCAGGCAATCACGACTATAAAGGCTGGAGCAAGAATTCATTTTTGCTTTGGATGTTTCGTGATCTTCTTGAAGAGGTGACGATAGTTGATATGCCAGGATCTCCAGCGCTGGTGCGTGACGGCTGGACTATCAAATGTTATCCCTTTGCCAGGAACGTTGAAGAGACCAATGCCATTATATCAGTTATTCCAGACATGCGTGGAAGTGCAAAGACCATTGGTGTGTTTCACAATGATATATATGGAATGAAGTACAGTGGCATCGTGGCCAAGCGCGGGCTAGCGGCCGAGCAAATAGGAGCGAAATTTGACTGGTGTTTTGTGGGTCATTTTCACGGCGCAAATAAAGTGTTAAGAAATGTCATCAGCATTGGCAGTCCCACGATGCAGAATTTCGGTGAAGAGGGACAGAAAAAAGGCTGGTGGCTTTTGGACACCGACAAAAATACTGTTCAGTTTCTGGAGAACACCAAGTCGCCACAGTTTATAACTCTTGACATAGATGAAAATATGCGAGTGCCTGATCTCAATGGTGGACGGGCAGACGTGGACTATTTCAGGATCAGGGTGGCTGGCAATAAAATTCCTGATTGGGTGAATACGATTAAGTGGAAACGAGTGTCGCTCATATCTAGCAAGGCAGCAAAGGTGCGTGCTCAGCTAGTGGCGGGCGACTCGCGCGAGCAGGTGGTTAAGAAATATATTGAGGCTCGCAATGAGGGACTGGATGCAGAGCGGCTTTATAAGGTAGGAATGGAGTTCTTAAAATGAGAGTCAAAACTATCAGTGCCACCAATTTTATGTCCTTTGCGGCTTTGGATTACAACTTCCCAGAGTCAGGATTATTTTTCGTCGGAGGTGAGGTGAACGGCTCGCCTAACGTCAGCAATGGTGCTGGCAAGTCTGCCATATTTGAAGCACTCAGTTGGGGTCTGTATGGCAAAACTGTTAGAGAAGTCAAAAAGCTCGTAAGGCGCGGATCTAGCGGCGCAGGAGTTATTATCATATTCAGCGACGACCACGATCACGAGTGTGAAGTCGTTCGCACGCGTGATGTCAAAAATATGCCTCTGCTGACGCTGACGGTCGATGGCGACGACATGACGCAGGGCTCAGCCGCTGCCACCCAGGAAATGCTGGACAAGTACATCGGGATGAGCTGGTTGCTGTTTTCTACGGCGGTCATATTTGGTGAAAAGGCTCAGCGCTTTATTGAAGCTTCCGAAGCTGATAAGAAAAAGGTATTCGACGAGATCCTGATGCTTCAGCAATATCTGGAAGCTCAGCGGGCGGTAAAGGATGAGATCAAAAGTATTGAGGCTGATATATCCCAGCATACAAACCAGCGTGCTAGCCAATCGTCCGCAGCGCTGGCTTTATTCAATGCGCTTCACGATAGTATCAATCCACAGCTCCTGCGCCTAGCCGCTGAGCGTGAGCAGGCGGTGGCTGGCATCCAGAAGGCTAAACAGGATATGGCTGGCTTGGAAATAAAGCAGGCTGATTTGAATGTTGAGCGGATGGAGCTGGAGCGTGAGCGTGCTGAATTGGTGGAACAGAGCTCCTCTATATTTGCGACCATGCGTGAAGTGGAGACAAAACGCAATGCGGCTATGACTGCTGTGGAGCGCGAGCTAGCTGTAAAAAGAACTGAGGCTCGTATTGCAGATGAGGCGATTCGTGTTTGCAATACATCCAAGAATGATGCGGAGCGGCTTGCTACGGGCGCTGTCTGTCCAACCTGTGGACAGAATGTTACAGAGCAATGCAAAGATGATCTTGTCAAACATTGGGTGGAGCTGGGACAGCATAGCATTAAAGAGTCTGCAGAGTTTAAGAAGAAAATAAATATACTTGCCCAGAAACTTGTGCAAGTCAGAGAACAATTTGATGGTGATGCTAAAGAGATCATGACCCTCAAGAACCATACAGATATGGCCGACCGCCGTGTGGCTGATAGGCTAGCTAAATTGCAAGCAGAGTCACGCAATACAGGAACGCTGATTGCAAATTTAAGAGCCCAGATAAGTGGTGTTGAGGAGTCCTTTGCCAAGCGCGAGCGTGGCTTGAAGGAAACTCAGGCCACCATGCAGAAGGATATAAAAGAGTACAATCGTCTTTGCGAGGCGTCGGACAAAGCGATCGCAGGGCTCAATGATAAGGTATTATATCTGCGCTTTTGGGAAGAGGGATTCTCCAATCGCGGCGTAAAGTCATTTCTGATTGATGAGGTGCTGCCACACTTGAACGGGCGGGCTAATTATTATCTTTCAGCGCTGATGGATGCCAAATCGACGATCATATTTGACACCGAGAGCATGACGGCTAAAGGCGAGGCGCGAGATAAGTTCTCTATCAAGCTCAACATCGACGGTGAGGAAGTGGAATATGCTTCCTTGTCTGCAGGGGAAAAGCGGCGCGTTGATGTGAGTATTCTGATGGCACTTCAGAGTCTTATATTTGAACGCTCTTCGGTGAACATCAATATCTCAGCGCTGGACGAGGTATTTGATTCGCTGGATCGTACAGGCATTGAGCGCGTTGTTGGACTATTAACGGAGGAGGCCGAAGAGAAGGCCATATATGTAATCTCGCATTTATCTGAATTTAAGGATTATTTCCAAAACGAGATAATTGCGAGAAAGGTGGATGGTATTTCAACCATTGAGGAGATGACATGAAAAAGACTGTAATCGCTTATTGGGCGGTTCTGCTGATGGCAGCTCTGATCGGTACGTTTGCTGCCATTTCTAACACGCATGAGCTTCGAGTTATGCGTGCGTCTAATCTGGATCGGGACGTTCGCATAGAGGCCAATGCGCGTCAGCTGCCTGCTGTGGCTAAATATATGCAGCTCGTGAACAGCTTGCAGGATTCCTCAAAGAACAAGCTGACGGCCTTTCAAATAACAGAAATGGCGCGTATCATCATCACCCAGTGTCAGCTGAATCAGAGCATTGAGCTGACGCCTTCGCTGGTGCTCAGCGTGATGGAGCGTGAGAGCAATTTTGAGCCTGCTATCATATCCACGGCCAAGTGTTATGGCATTATGCAGGTTCATCCTTTAACGGCTAGGCGTCACTTGCTGGAAATGGGATATGTTAATCCTACGAATGCGCTGCTGCTGGATCCTGTTATTTGCACAGAGGTTGGTATCAGAGTTCTGGTGGAGCTGCGCAAATACTGGATGAGCGAAGGGCTGGACTCTTGGCTCATCACGGTCAACAGTTATTTCTGGGGAACGAGTCCTGTTTGGGATCTTTTGAACAAAAGCAAAATGATGCCCAATTTGGAATATGGCAAGGGCGTTCTCGATCTTCAGCGCAGATATAAGGAGAAAGGAATTTGACGCCCGAAGAGGCTTTAGCGGCCATAGTGACAGAGCTGTCCAGAGCGGAGAGGCTTTTCCCTAGCTGGCCTATTGATCCTATTCATGCTGCTGCTATTGTGGCTGAGGAAAGTGGTGAGCTGACGCAAGCCGCGTTGGATTATTTTTATGGGCGACAGCTTGACGAGGAGCACATGAAACAGGAAGCTGTCCATACGGCGGCTATGGCATTACGATTTTTGCTAGGCTCCAAATATAGGACAGAAAAAGGGCGGCTATGAAAAGCATCATCACTTTGATCATAGCTATCGTGCTACTTGCAGCTGTGGTTATTGGTCTTGTCAAGGCTCTCGTTGAGATAAAAAGAGAAGGTAAAGAGAAATGAAATTCATTACTGGTATTGATCCTGGCTGGGGCGGCGGCATTGCTCTGATATCAGACGCTGCTGATGTTGCGGCTTCATACTCTTTTGCTGGGCAAACAGAAACGACCATCATAGATGAGGTCAATATCTGTGTATCGTCGGCAGACGTTTGCTACATCGAGAAGGTTCACTCCATGCCTAAGCAGGGTGTGGCCTCCTCATTCAAGTTCGGATGGATATACGGCCTGTTGCGCGCCCTGGTTGTTGGTAAGGTGCGGACAGTGGAAGTGACGCCGCAAGCCTGGCAGAAGGCGCTGGGGTGTTCTACCCATGGCGACAAAAACATATCTAAGGCGGCGGCGGAGCGGTTGTTCCCAAAGGAGCTTATCACCCACGGCAATGCGGACGCGTTGCTTATTTCCTATTATGGAAGTTTGATGGAAAGAGGAGCGAAGATCGATGTCAAAAAAGGTAAAGGTTAACGACGAGCTGATAGAAAAGGCTAAGGCCATATTTGGTAAGGACACATCTGTCCGACCCAACGGCAGCGGCCTAACACGCACAGAGCTGCGCGCCCTGGAGCGTAAAGGGCTCGTGGAAAAAATGCGCACCGCTGCTGGCAGAAAATGGGTGGATACCACCAGCGCTATGGCATGGCGATATTTCAGAAAGGGATTTTAAGGTTGAAAGCAGTTTCCATCTGTAGCTGCGGAAACGTGGTTCCGTGGTACAGAGCTGCTGTTTGTATCTCGTGTGGAAAGTTTATTTGTAAGGAATGTGAAATGGGTGGTTTTTGCAAGGAATGTGGAAAAGTAATTGACGATAAGATCGAGAAAGAGATTGAAGAGCTCGGAAAAGAGACCAATTGGTTTTAGGAGAATAAAATGGGCATTCCGCAAACTAAAGCGACGATAAAGAAGGATCACTTCCTAGCGGCGGTGGAACACTTGGTGGCCTATAGGATGCTGGCCAACGGTACGATAAAAGTTATTAAAAAGGAAAAGCGTGACGCCGTTCCTCAGATGATGCGGCTGCAAATTGAAGAGGCGTTCTGTGGCAACCTGCTTGAGAACATATTTGGTGTTCCTCCGGAGGTCGTGATGTCCATAACAAAGCGGCTTGCTGCGGATGAGAATTTTGCCAAAAATATGCAGGAGTTTGCTGATGCGGTGGCACCTAAAAGGTCACTGCTCGTTGTGCCTGGAGTGCAGCCGCGTCCAGGGCACAAGCTTATTATCACAGGTTAAATTTGGCCAGAGACAGTGAGAGAACGCTGTGGGTATTCAGATTGTCGCTTTTCATTGTCGCCGTGTTCTACTCCGGCTAATGTCCGAGCAATCTGTCTCTGGCTTTTCTTCTGAAATAAGCGTATAATATGAGCATGAATAAGGTTGTCGATATTGAGCAGCTGATTGAAGGCGGGCGCTGGGCGTCGGAGGATGAATATGTCATCCCTTGCCCATATTGTGAGGAATCCGCTGGCTCACACAGTCACTGCTATGTGAACGTAAAGAAGCGCCTCTTCAGTTGCAAAAAATGTAGTGAGGAAGGACTGCTTTCTGCCCTGCTGAAATTCATGGGGCTGGATGAAGCGGCTAACGCTATCAAATATCATCGTGCTCCACAGACTGCTACGGTTGAGGCCATAGCGCCTGTTCTGATTGACTGTAGCTTATTCCCAAAAATTGGTACGGTGGGATCAGTGATGGATGGGCTGGCCACACAATATCTGCTAAGGCGTGGATTCACTACAGAGGAAATAGAGCTCTATGATGTGCGCTTTGCGGAAAAGGCGCGGTATTATGGGCGAGTGATTTTCCCCATATATGAAGGCAGCGAAATTGTTTGTATCTCAGCGCGGTCGTTCATGCCAAACCTTGAGCCACGATATCTCTATCCCCACAAAGGTGAAACGGTGCATGTTGCGGCTGATGTCATATTCTGTACAGACACGCTGCTGGGAGAAGAGTACAAGGATGATATCGTGCTGGTTGAGGGCATCATTGATGCTATTTCATTGAGGCGCAAAACGTGTAAAGGTTTATGGCCTATGGCACTGCTGAGCAAGGCTATGAGTGAACGTCAATTTAATAAGCTGTCAAATCTCGGCAAGGATCGTACAATATGGATGATGCTGGATAAGGACGCAGCCAGAGAAAATGAGCTGATAGCGGCTAGGCTGCGGCGCAGCGGGTGGACGGTGATGATGTGTGCGTTGGACGCTAAGGATCCTGACGAGGCCACACAGGACCAAGTGGACAAGGCTTTTTTAACAGCTAAGCCGTACGACGAGGACTACGATCTCGACAGGAAAATAACTCGTGTATGACAAAAAGCTGATCACGCAGGCTTTCGAAAAGTATTGCGCCTCTGGGCGTAAAAAGGCTTTTTCAGATATGATCGAAAGCTGTGACGGCCTGATCAGGAAAATTGCTGGGAGATATAAAGCCTTTTCACCGTGGGTGGATGATCTCGTGCAGGAAGTGAAATTGGCCATGTTCGTTGGGCTGAAGAATCATAAGCAGCTGCGCAAGGAGCTGAGGAGCCCAACGACATTTTTATATTTTAGAGTGCATTTTTATCTTCACACCGCAGTGCTGCGCTGTGCCAGAGCATATCAAATTCCTATGGTGCCCACAAAGATTGAACAAGTCATCGTGAAAATGCATGACGAGGGTGAGGACTTTCCAGACATTGCTTTTGTCACCAATGTTAAAGAAAGTGAAGCGCGTAAGATATACGATCGCGGCAGAGATAAGCTGGCACGTGTGAGCCTGGTTCCGATAGAGGAAGCCAGCGCTATGATTGAGCACTGCGAGAATTCATTTATTGATCCAGCTAAGCAGTATGAAATGAAAGAAACACTGGAGCAGTTTGATCGTGACCTGGCGGAGCTAGCTAGACAGAGATATAAGGACCATCCTTGGGCTGTGGATATTTTCAGCCAAAAGGTCAGCATGCAATCGGCCATAGATATAGCCCATGAATGATGCCACATTTACAGACGCAATTATGGTGGCGGCTGATGCCAACCCCAATAGTGTTGTCTGTGATTTGCTGATGCTGTTTGATGTGGAAACGGTGAGCAAAATATTGGTCACTTTCAGTGGTGAGCGGGTATCATTTCCTCGTGTTGAGGATTTGTGGGGTAGCTTCCGCACGGCGGTTATAAAGGATATGCTGGACATGGAAGACAGCAAAGTCAACCGCGAACAGCTGGCCGTATATTTCAACACCAGCGTGGAAAAGGTTGGCCAGACGTATGACGCAGCGCGAGCGGCTAAGCCTCCTGCACCGACCAAGGCAGCGGTAGAGCGGGCGGCCAACAGAGCCTATCGTAATAAGTTTGAAGGGCTGATGCTGGATATGCGCAAAACGCTGTACCCAAAATGAGCATAAAGCAAACGTCCAGTGGCTTTGAGATGACATGCAGCCTTTGTGGCGAGACCATATATTTGGAGAGTCCTGATTTTAAGACTGCTCTGGAAGAGGCGCGTGATCAGGGCTGGCGCTGGAAATTGCAAGGCGACGACTGGGAACACTATTGCGAATGCTGTGAGGAGGAAGATTGAGAATATTCCGTGGTCGTAAATATTGGGTGTCCAGAGCTGTTTTGCTGCATGGTTCTGTTTGGCACGTGGGCAGAACAGATATTCAGTCATACGATGCGTATGGTCGAATGGAACACTATGCTTATCCTCCCAATTGGATGGATGGCAAGCGGGTAAAATTTATGGGTCACGGTGCGTTAAAAAGAGCAGTGTTATTTGCAGAAAAGATGAATAAGGTTAAATGAGGAGCAGACATGAGTATCTTGAAGAAACAGCATGACTTATTTTCGCCGCTGTTTGGGGCCATTACCATAATGAGCGGGTTCACCTTTTTCTTGGCCAGTGGACAGATATGGAAAGCCGCTATTGTGCTTGTTCTGTTTGTGGCTTTACTGCTGCTGTTTATACGGCGGCTGGTTTCAGAAATAGTTGCAGCGCATCAGTTGCAGAATCTGTTCGGAGCGGGCTCCGGCTTTTATGATCCACCAGAGAGAGCTGAGCATTTTACGCTGTCGGATTTTCATGCTTATTCTAAAATTGCTTCTAAAATTTCACCAGGTAAATATATCGGCATTGTTGATTTGCGATGTCCGCAGTGTAAGGGAATTATGCCTATCCCTGAGCATGGACAAAAGGCAGAGTGTAAATCCTGCCATCTGAATATGGTGGTGTACGGCAATTCCATATATTGCTGGAAGTAAAATGAGCAACATCGTTTTGAGGAGTGATGTGTGGCGATGGGAGCGGGCGTTCCGCATGCGGATATTCAATCGTGCTCAGCGACAGCAGGTGATGAAGGAGTTGATCAGGCTCGTGACGGCGTATGTGGATGCGCTGACTGCTTTTATGAATCATCACACAGCTGTGGTTTATCAAGCGATTGAAGCTTTCCAGCATATGGAACAGGTGATGAATAAAATGAAGCCTAAAAAGCTAAGGCGCTGGGAACGGCGTCCGCCGTGGGAAAGGAGTCACCGATGAGCAGATCAAAACGGTTGCGTAAGAAAATAAAGCTGCGTCGCCATGGACGCTGGCTTATCACCATCAAGCGTGATGGGTATTATTTTTCAGGACCTAAGCCATGATGCCAAAATACTCGGCTAAAGAGCTGAAACAGTGGGTGGAAGATAAGTGGCGCTTGACGCTGAACAAAAAGGATTCTCACGAGTTTAAGGAAGCTGAGATTGAGAAACTCAATTATGTTCACGACTGTATTGAGTGCTCTTTTGGTGTGCGCCCAGCGCCGAAGGCAATTACTCTCAGCCGCTATGAGATTGATGAAATGCTGAAGAAAATGCCAAAAGCCTGGTTTGGGTTTTTGGTTGAGGAGATATCACAGCCGGGAACAGAATATCTGATCGACTGGCTGGAGAACAAAGGTATAAAGGTGGTGCCATGAAAGACGACGGTCTGGTGGAAATCACGTATGCCGACGGAGCGAAGGAGCGCATCAGCGCCGAGCGCGTACAGCGGCTAATAGCGATGGGCATATTGGCGGAAGTGGTGACGGACGATCCGCTGACCGTGAAGGTGAATAAAATGCCTGATGATGGGATAAAGCTATGAAGCCTAAAGATCCGCGTTATCCATCCAATGTTCTCACAGTAATAATCAGGGACGATGCACCTATGGTGCTATGTGGAGATTCTCCATCATACAGAGCTGTGAGCATTGTGCTGACTGAAGAGCAGATCAAGGCACTGGCCCTTTATCACACTGGTAGCAGCGGGCCGGTTGATCTGTATGAAACTATAAGCAGGACTATATTGAATGAGGTGAGGTCGTGAAGCGTCCCATATGTTTGATGAGTCACACGAGTACGACGGACGGCGAGGAGTTTGATTGTGCATATCCCGACAGCCCCACGTTCTGCGAAGATTGTCTTTGTAATTATCGTACCACCGGAGGTATAATAGATCCGCGCACGGGCAAGAAAATCAGCATCTTCAATAGGCTGGTTTATTATCTGATGAGGAGAAAATGAGATGAGTGAAAAAAAGAAGAAGCCTGTCACGCAGGAACAAATGTTACAGTGGCTGGCATATGAAAAGGGCCACCATCGCAGCGCCGAGTCGGCTCCTGTAATTGCGGCTGTGCGCAACGTGGTCATAAAGCAGAATGTCACAGGCTGCGCATTCTGTGGCAAGGAGTTTCCCAGGGATACGGTGACGGACGCACAGCTGGTTGAACATATCAGCCTTTGTCCAAAGCATCCTATGGCGCTGACCATGGCGCACCTAGCCATGCACGAGCGGCTAGCGCCGCTGTGGGAAAAGCTGCTGAATAAGGCTAAGGACATTGCGGCCTGGAGCAGCGACGGGCTGATGGCCAATGTCAATGCGATAAAGGAAATCGTGAAGGAAATCGAAAAGGCGCGGAAGCCATGAGCAAGGCCAGAGGGAAAGCTAAAATGAAGCCATGTCCTTTTTGCGGAGGCACGGCAGACATTGTGCATTTTGGTCGTGGGGAGTGGATGCTGCGTCACGGCAGTGATCGCCCTTGCGCGGCGGCTGGTGTTAAATACTTTCGTCAAGAGCGCCATGCGCTGCAAACGTGGAACAGGCGGACACCTTGAGCAAGGAAGGCGTACAGCTGGCAGCCAGCGTATTGTCGTTCATGCAGGAATCCAGGGTGACACTCTTGGGCGGTGTGACCTGCAGGACGTCGCTCTGGGCCAGATGCTGGAAACAGGTAAGGAAGCAATGAAAGAGGATTTCATTATCATCTGCGACAATAAGGAGAACAAGTCATGAGAGACATCAGAGAGCGTGGAGAGATTGAATCTTTATATTACAATCCCGAAGAAGGTGACCATCATCTGTGGCGCAAAAACCTGGAGCTCGAGGTGGCACTGGATACCAGGGATTTGATCGCTGAATTGCTTCATCAACCCCAGCGGCGGCGCGGCACATATTGTGCCTATTGCGGGAAGGAATTCCCGTTGGATAATGAGGCGGCTGAAAGCGTGGCTGAGCATATCAGGACATGTGATAAGCATCCCCTGTTTGCGGCTAATAAGGAGTTGGCTGAGGTCATGAAAAAGCTGGCCGAGCACGAGTATCTGCGTCCGCTGTTTATAAGGCTGTTAAGGGCGGCGCGCAAAGCGAATTCATTTTACGAGACCAACATGGGAGAATTCAAGCCCAATCATCAGGAGCTGAATGCTGTCCTTTCATTGCTGGCGCAGGAGGATACGGACAAGGAACAGGCCGAGGAAGGGCAGCAGCGGGCCGGAAAACCCAAGCCTGAGTAATGGGCTGGAAGCCAGGGCACTTTACAGGGCTGGCACAGTATAGTATAAGGTTGTAGAGAGGAAAAAAAAGGACGATCCCACCCAATGCCAAACAACCCCATCATCCGTGATGACCAAAGCCGCGTAGCAGCTGAGTCAGCCGTTTCAGACGTTGTCCGCAGTGAGACAACTGATCTGGCCTTCAAAACAATCGCCCGCGTGCGATCCCGCCTGGAAGCTTACAACAAAGTGGCCGATGCGTATAACGGCTACATCACCACCCAAGCTGAAAAACTGAAGAGCGGTGGCTTTGGTGACAGCGCGTTCAAGGAGCTCGGCGTGGCTAGGCTGGTGGCCAGCTGGATGGTGGAGAGCGAAAAGTTCTTCCAGGAGATGGAGCCTCTGCTCAATCAGACTGAAAAACAGGTGAGGCGTGGATTTGTGGAAGAGAGCTTTCAGCAACTGGACGAGCAAACACGCAATCGCCTTTGGGATGAATTCAACGATAGGAAGGCTGAGCTGATAGTTTGGTTTGTGGAGCGCGTGAAGGTGGCCATCCACGACCAGCGCGTGGCAGAGGAGCGAGATCGATGATAGCCGCGATACTGGTTAAAGTCCTGGCCAACCTTATAACACTTTTGATCTTTGGTGCAATTGCTGGAATAGTTTGGTTCTGCACAAAGTGGATCAGCAGCAGAAGAGGAGAGCGCTGACATGTTCCTTACACCCAGAGCGGTTGTGGCGATACACGCTAATGCAAAAGATCCCGTTGGCCTTGTCAGGGAATTATTCCAGCAGTGTTCCATCAGTGAGCAATTCCAGCTGGCCGCTGAGATGATGACGCTGGCACAGAAGAATAGGCAAGCGGCTTGCGATCACAAATTCTTTACCACTGTCATCTTAGGTGCAAAGCCTGGTGAGGACAACGCTGTGGACGAGTGCTGGAAGTGCGGCAAGAGGGAAAAGATTAAAGTTGCCCTGATCAACAAGGAACAGTGCATTGAGCCCTAAAGCTGAAAAGCCTGTTAAAGCTGAAAAGCCTGGTGGCATAGTTCTGCCGCCGTTCGCTCCCACCCAGCCGATGAAAGTCGGCATACGCATACTGTGGCGATTGCGTATCAATCTGTTCGGTGCGTTCCAGCTGGCCGACATTGATGACATGAGCACAGCAGGTGTGGTTCACTTGACGCTGGTGGGCGTTAGTGGCAGTGGAGAGTGGCGGCGCGTGAATGAGATAGAGTGGTACGAGTACAAGCCTATAGACGAGGAAGAGGTGAAACATGAGTGAAGCGCTCACGAGAGAGCTGAATTTTTTAGAGCAGCAGCGGCGGCTGAAAGAGCAGGTGATCCAGTGCTGTGCTGTGCCGATAAAGTTCCTTCATGCGCCTGATCACACCAGCAGCCTCTTGCAGATGGAAGCTGTTCTGGCATACAACCGCAAAAGGCTTTTTGGAAAGTGACAGCATAGAATCTGAACATGCCTAAATTCGATGACTGGCGCATCATAGATCAGCTCAGCGCCGACATGGTCTCTGAGCAGGATCTGGACGCTAGTTCTCTTGAGATCTATAAAGACGGTCACCCGTTTGTTGACATAGAGCAGTACCTGGAAGACGATTACTACATGGGCAAAGTTGCTAAGGATCTCTATCCATCTAACAAGCCCGAATTGATCGACATCTTTTCCAGCGGCTCACACTACATTGAAGTGATCATGACCGGAGGGACAAGTATTGGCAAGACCTTCATGACGAGTTTGGCACTGACGTACATGATTGGCCACATAGGGCACTTCAAGAATCCGCATCGCTGGTTAGGCGCTAGCCCTGCATCACCGATCGTCATCGTGAACATGAGCATCAATGCCTTGAAAGCCAAGGAAGTGATCTTCACTCGTGTCAAGACAATGGTGGATAGCAGCCCTTTTTTTAGGGAGCGCTTCACGCGTGACATGCGTCTTCAAGACACGCTCGTGTGGCGGTTGTCAGGCCTAGAGTCAGATGTCGCAGAGCACACAGGTCCCCAACTCATGTTCAAGCCTGGAACGGGCGATTCACTCAGCGCACTGGGTGATGACATCTACGCGGGCGCGGGCGATGAGCTTAACTTTTTCAGAGTCATTGAAAAGTCTAAGCGGGCGTTTGGTGAAGCGCTCGATCCGGCGCAGCGCCTTTACGATGTAATCAGTCGACGCATGAAAGGGCGTTTCAGCAGCGGCGGGTTGCAGCTGGGCAAGTTCTTCCTCCTCAGCAGTGCGCAGTATCCTGACGACTTTATTGAAAGGCGCATCAGGGAGGCTGAGGAGGCAGGCGAGCTAGGGCGCACAGTGAAGCTGGTGCGCAAGTCCATTTGGGAGGCAAAACGTGGAGTGTTCATCCAGGGGAATCCAGTTTTCAGTGGTCGCACGTTCCGTGTTGAAGTTGGCAGTAGCAGGCGTGGCTCTCGCATGCTGGATCAGGTGGACAAAAAGACAGGCACCGTTGCGCCTGTACAATTCAGCTCTACAGCAGGGCCGGTGGAAGGTAAAGTCATCGATCCTCCTGTAGAGCTGTACGACGACTTTTACAGAGACATTGAAGGCTCAGTGCGTGACTTTGCAGGCGAGGTCACGCGGGCTATCAATCCATTCTTCTCTTCGTCGGATCCCATCTACGAGGCCATAGAAGCAGGGCGGCTCGTTGGTCTGGAGCACCCGTGGACCAACGAGGAGACCACACTGCAGGATGGCTCTGGGCTGGTAGAAAAGGCGCTCTTCACGTACGATGAAAAGTTAAAGCGCTGGAAGCCAACACGTCATCCCTCTCGCCTGCGTTACATCCACATTGACTTGGCAAAGAACGGTGACGCCTGCGGCATAGGGGTCGTCCACATTGGAGACTGGCAAACGCAAATGCGCTCCGGAGCGCGGGTGATTGAAGCGGTGTACGAGGCCGACATGGTGCTACGAGTGGTGGCGCCCAGGGGTGGCGAGATCATCTTTGACCGCGTGCTGGACGTAGTGCGCATGCTCCGCAATCACGGCATGAGCATTTACAGTGTCACGTATGACTCGTGGCAAAGCGTTCACTCCATCCAAAAGCTCCAGGCCGAAGGCTTTAGAGCTGACACGCTGAGCGTGGACTCGGACATTTCGCCCTATGTCAACTTGAAGGATTCCTTCTACGACAAGCGTATCAGAATTTACAAGCACGAGGTGCTGGTCACTGAGCTAGGGCGGCTGGAAAAAAAGGGTGAAAAGGTTGATCACCCGTCCAATGGTAGCAAGGACGTTGCGGACGCACTGTGCGGAGCGGCTTGGGGTGCGTTCCTGAATGAGGCGCGCACCAATCCCGACGCACAAGAGGCGCGGCTGCCTCAGCGGGCTAAGCAGACCAATCCAATGGCTGACCCAGTGGAACAGCGGCGGGCTAGCACACTGAAAGAGGCTGAGGACGAGATTGCCTCAAGTTTTGGCTTTAACCGGATCATCAGATAGAGTATGATGCAGCCATGAGTACAGAATGCCAATGCCTCCGCTGCCGTTGGGTCAGGGAAGTTATAGGCGCGGCAGCTAAAAAGGTGGACGCTGAGATGATGGCCCTAGCACCAGGAATCAGCGATTTAAGGCCATTGGATCAGGCGTCCAGCCCTGTACGCGGGCAACGGGCGGAAAGCCCACCAGGGCCATGCAGTGAACGGCGCTGCGGACAGGATGCAGCCTCTGGGAACACTCAGTATTGGAAAGTGGTGGCCGTGCCCTTTTCAGCGGCTGAAAGCTATTGGGAGATAGTTTTCAGCTGGACGACGAGCGGCGTGGGTACGGTGTACTGCCATCCCTCTAAGGTTGAAAAGTTTAAGGAGCTGATTGCGCAGCAAGGCTGGTCTTGCTGGTCTGTGGCTGAACACGCTAGATTGCTTAATGAAACGTTCCGCGAGTATAATAGGCGGCGTGATGAGATGGTGCTTGAAGCGGCTAAGCTAGGCATCCACTTTGTATGAGGAGAGTACACATGAATCTGCTAGTTAATTTGTCACATGCTAAGGGGTCGTTGACGGCGGCGCTGGAAATACGGGTGAGCCGTTTTGCCAACAAGCCGCAGGAAGGCCAGGAGTATCCGCACGCACAGTATGTGGATGATCTGGCGGCGGTGGCTTCGCTCACCATGGCGCTGATGATCCTGGACACCGAGGAACAGAAGACTGTGCCCGTTGTCGCTGATGCGTCTAAAGTCTAGTCTGTGATTGTCCAGCCGAGCTGGCTGCATGAGGAGATGGCATGAGAACTGAAAGGCGCGTAAGGCAAGAGATCAAAGAGCTGACTCGGTTGCGTGCTCTGATTCCGCTGGTAACACTATTTGGTGATGACAACGTGGCGGCTATCGATGCTGAGATTGAAGTGCTGAAAGATCTGCTGCGTGAAGAATATTTCCAGTGCGAATGGCGCGAGAGCGAGCACATCAACAGCGCGGCGCTAAGGACTAGCTGGTGGCTGTTTGAGGAGAACGATCAAGAGGAATCGCCCGCTGCTGGATGGCGCGATCTGATTGGGGAAAAGTCATGACCGTACGAGGACGAGGAGTACGAGTCATTATTCCAAGCACCACACACAGACGCATGACCATAAAGGAAGCTCAGATGGTCTTGATGCGCTGCGCCCAGAACGACGTGACGGGCAGCGGGCAGGGCTATCGTTCCACCACCGATGAATGGCGCGACCAGGTCAAGGCGGCTTGGGCTGTTGTGTTCAAGCACGTTTATGGCTATCAGCCAGGACACAATGACAAGTTTAATTGGGGGATGGCATGATAGACGAATTCGTGATAGAGACCAAAGTCTTTGCCAATGTCGACGATCAGCCGAAGCTTGGCCAACGCAGACTGATTCACAGGGAGCAGGCGCTGGCACCTATTCCTGACGTTCTGAATGGCGAGGAGGTCACGTTTGTTGACATCCAGCTGATCGACCCAGCGCGTATTCCTGTTGTCTGTGAAGAGCATCCTGATTACAAGCTGATCAAAATTGGGTATTCAGTAGTTCCCTTAAAGAGGTAGCCATGAGCCGCACAGGACACACCATCATCTCCAACGACAACAAAGCTGATCTGATTGCGCGGCGTAAAGCGCTAAACATCCCAGTCACCCAGATGGCCAAAAAGATTGGCATCTCGGACGGCTGCTTATACAGCTGGGAAAAAAACCCAGGCGGCACTAAGCCGCAAAACGCTGCGCTGATCATGAAGGCGTACCAGGAGCTGCCTACTCCTGTGAAGCTCAATGATGAGGGTCGTCCTGTGATGGTGGAAAAGGCGCTTAACAGGGAGTGGCTCATGCATCAGGTGGAAAACTGGATTCACAATAAAGAGCTTCCCATGATTCACATCAGCGTCAACTGTGGTGTGCCCACCAAGGCGTACATGGCCACACCCAACGACTTTGCAGAATTTGCCGTGATACTGGGCCGCGTGTTAGGGAAAGACATCGGTAAGTAAATCGCTGACCAGGCTAATGTCCTGACGCAGCGCGTATGAGTTAGGAATATAGAGGGACACTCTAATGGCCAGCACAACACTGCCGCAAGGCTTTCAACAGCCAACCAATCCCGTTGTTGCCGTAGTTGGCAAAATGTTTGCCAAACTGTTCCAGATGGACGTTGCGCCCGTCAAACAAACCACCGACTCAGCGCTTAAAAGCGATGACGTGCTGAGCAGGTTGCTCAATGCCTATCGTGCTTTGGGTGGTAGCATGGGCGCAGTGGACGAGAGTCGCATTGCCCGCTATGATAAGTATAAGGCGCTGGATCGCAACTTGGCCGAGGCCACAGCGGCGCTCAATGTGTACGCCGACAACATTGTCAGTGGCACCATCGGAGGCGAGGAAAATTACTGGGTGTTCATTGACGATAAAACGCCTAAGCTGGACGAGCTAGAGGCGCTGGTGGAAGAGGCTGAAAAGCGCAGCAAGATCAAGGACTCCATCTGGGAAACGGCTCGTTGCCTGGTGCGCGACGGCGACGTGTTCCAGGAGCCCGTCATCTCAATGGTTCCTGACACCCAGCGGTGGATGATAGAGCGGCTGAAAACGCTGCCCACCAAGGAGATGGAAGCCGACGTGGACGAGCGCGGCGTTTTCAATGATGCTGAAAAGCCTTACATCCAGCGCGTGCCCAGCTTAAAGGATGTCATCAAGTTCGAGTGGTGGCGCGTGATCCACTACAAAACTGGCAACGCAACCTATGGCTATGAGAACAGCCTGTTTGGCAACGCCGCACTGCGCATCGGAAAGCAGTTGCTGTGGATCGATGAGGCGTTGGTCATAGCGCGGCTAACACGAGCGTGGAAGCGATTTGCCTACATGATTGACACCAAAAATCTCAGTCCAGATGATGCCATGACCTATGTGGCTAAATTCATGGATCGGCTGAAAACCAGGACGCTCATCACAGACCCTGTACGCGGGCGCTCTGAGCAGATGGAAAATCCGCCTCTGCCTGATGAGGACATTGGCATCCCCGTGGGCGAGTCCACCAAAGCGGACGTGAAAGAGCTGAGCGGCGACATGAACGTCAGCAACATCGCGGACGTGGAATACCTGCAGCGCAAGTTCCTCATGGCCGTCACTGTGCCAAAAGCCTATGTCAGCCTGGAAGAGGGCGTCAACGCTAGGGCGACTATGGGCTATATTGATGTCCAGTTTGCGCGCCAGGTTAGGCGGCGTCAAGCTTCACTGAAGCCAGGGCTGCGGCGTTTTTACGAGTTGGTCTTCACGCTAGCGGGCGTGGATCATCGCAGCTTTAAGTGGGACATAGAGTTCCCTGAGCTGGCGACGAGTGATGAAACGCTCAAGTGGAATCTGCTCCAGACCAAGGCGGCTATCGCCACAACGCTGTATCGTGATCTGGGTGTTGTGAATCAGGATTACGTGCTCAGGGAATTACTGGAGTTCGATGATGACATGATGAAAAAGTATGCCGCCATCACGGGCGACCAGAATCCTCCGGGCGGTGATCAGACAGCCTTGGGCCCAGACGGTCAACCGCTGCCTCCCGACCAGCAGGCACTACCTGGCAACACTCAGGGTGGCAATGCGCCCGTCCAGTTGCCTCCTCAGCTGGCCATGATGATACGGCGCGACCCGCAAGTGCGTGCCATGCTGGATGACCTGAAAGACCTGGTGCGCTGGAAAGTGGATCGTGAGGAGCGGCTAAAAGGTATGGTGCCAGTGGGGCTGAAAGCAACTCCTGTGCGCAGGCTGGCAGAGTAAAGTGCTATGCTGAAAGAGTCTATTCAGCGCATCCGCGAGTACGGCGTAGCAGGCATGAAATGGGGTGAGCGTGCAACAAAGTCAAAGGACCCTGCTGTTGTTGCGCGCCGCATGAAGACGCTGCTGGCTAGGATGAAAAGGGTGGATCACTATGGTGTGTATTCTGCCAGCAAGCCAAGGATGTTCGATGTCAGGTATGTCAGCAGAAGGCTGAACAAAGAGTATGGCACGCTGGCCACCAAGACAACAAAAATGAGAAGGCCAGGCCAGCTCTGATGGTAGAGCGGTGACATCATGTGGCTGCGCGAGTGGGTGCTTAACAAATTCATAGAGCGCCTTGAGGAAGGTGATAAGGCGCTCTCTGGCGCGGTGGCGCGCGACCCCATCGTGGCAGGTCAAACGTCCACCCTAGCCAATCTCCAGCTGGGCAAAGATCAGGCGCTCATCCAGCGCGGCTTTAGCCTGTACAACAACGCTATGGCCAATTTCAAAGTTGAGATGGTTGACCTGATCAGTCGCTTTCAGGGTGGCAGTATTGATAAAGCCTCTGCGCGTGCGGAGTGGAAAGCCATTACAGCCCAGCACTACAAGCAACTGTTCAAGGCGGGCGCTATGGCGGCGGGCAATCCGTTCTATGATGAGCTCGGCATTACCAAGCATGACGCCGCATTCATGGCAAAGGCGCGGCGGCTAGAGCAGCAATTTTTTGATGGGTTTTTAGACGACATCAATAATCCCAACCACTCACCCACTCACCCATACCTGCAGAGGGCCGCGTATTATGCGGACACAGGTAAAAGCCAATTCTACAATGGCATGATCAATGGCTTTGGTGAGGACGTAGAGATTCACTGGGTGCTGGGCATGCCGAGGGAAGCGCACTGCGAGGTGTGCCCCATTTATGCCATGAAGGTGTGGACGTGGCAGACCATTCCTACTGTTCCACGCGCAGGCGATACGCCTTGTCTATTCAACTGCTACTGTGATCTGGAATTCCTGCCGCGCACAACGGCCACGCCTGGCATGAATTTGCGCGTACCAGGTTCCACCAGTGACGCCGCAATGGATAGTCCTCAGAGGTGGGCGTCGGCTTTTGACGAGGCGGGCCAAGAGGTATTCGGGACAACGCTGAATCAAGTTGAAACGCTTTACAAACAGATGTATAAAGTGCGTCAGCAGATCCACCTGGAAAGCAATCCACTCGCTCGCACTGAGCTGATTGCGCTGCGCAAGAATCTCAATCGCCAGCTGATAGATTATGTGGAAGCCAGAGGTGTGCGCGCAACACCTGCTATCAGTGTCAGCACATTACTGGACTATGCGGATCAAGCCGCAGCACTGGGCGGTCAGCTTTTTACGGGCGCTTTTGATGGTCTAGCCACAGGAACAGAGGTGACACTGCTGCGTGGCAACTTTTTCACCAGAGGTGTATTGAAGCGCACGGCGCTAGGGCTGATCGTGAACAACGGCAAGGCGGCTTATACACTGAATCAGAGCACTGACATCCTGTTCATATTGCGCAGCCCTAGTGTGGCTGAGTCCATTGAAGAGTACGGTGTCATCGGTATGAAGTGGGGTGTCCACAAAGAGGAAGAGAAAGGCTCTGAGGCCAATCCTGTTAAGCCAGAAGAGTTTGATACATATTTCCACGGCTCAACCGTGCTAGCCCTAAAAAGCATAGCTAAGAACGGCCTGCTCCCGGCCACAGATGCCAATCGCATGTTTGATAAGGGCACATATTATACGGGCGACAGGGCGGACGCCGTATTCCTGTGTCAGGATCGAGAGAGCGCTTTGGTGTGGGCCAGAGGTACGGCTTTGCGGGCGGGCGAGCGCAGCAATCAGCAGAATCTGGGCTATACATATGTTCCTACAGCTGTGGTGTTTGAGGTGCGAGTGCCAAAGGGCAGTTTGCACGCAGACATGGAGGCAGGCACTGGAACATTTTTCCACTCAGGAAAGATTGCGCCTAAAAACATCAAAGGCTTTTTCGTTGTGCCAAAGCTTAATGGGTGGCCGGATCGTGGTCAAGATAGTTTTCACGGTGCCACTCATGGAAAGCTGCACGAGGCGGCTAATGGAGAGATCTTCTATGTGCCTGTGATAATCTGGGAGCTCGTTGATCCTTTGGCTGAATCCATCAATAGGCTAAAAGCGCTGGTGGAAGGCAATGCACAAAGTGGCAACTACGGCCACAAGGGCCAAGGCACAGGCGAAGTCGGCGGCAGCGCAAAACGTGACCAAGGAGACTTGGCCCCAGCCGCGTCGCATGCTGATCTGCCAGATTATATCAAGGCTCTGCGCGTTCCACCAGCGTGGACAGACCTGCGTTACAACAGAGACCCCAACGGTGACATGATGGTCGTGGGCAAAGACTCCAAAGGGCGTGATCAGTATTTATACAGTGCAAAGTTCTCAGCCACTAAAGCGGCCGAAAAGTTTGCACGCATCAAGGAGCTGGATCGAATGGAGTCCCGTGTTACGCATGAGATTTTAACAGCCATTCACGGCAGAAGCGACAACGCCGAAAGCGCGGCCTGCGCCCTGCTGGTGCTGCGCATGGGCATCAGACCAGGCTCTGATGATGATACGGGCGGTGCGGTAAAAGCCTATGGTGCTACCACACTACTGGGCGAACACGTGAAGGTGGTTGCTGGCGACATCCATTTAAGGTTCATTGGCAAAAAGGGCGTGGCCATAGATCTGAAGGTTGAGGACCATTTTGTAGCCAAGGACTTGGAGCGCCGCAGGAATGCTGTGGGTGCTAAAGGACGGCTGTTCTCTGTGACGCATGGACAGCTCAGTGGCTATATCAGCAAGCTGGACGGCGGCGGCTTTAAGACTAAGGACTTCCGCACACTGATGGGCACGTCTACGGCGCGTGAAATGGTGGCAAAGATGAAGCCACCCAGGAGCGAGAAGGAATACAAAAAGCAGGTGCGCGCCGTAGCAGAGGCTGTGGCCAAGCGCCTGGGCAATACACCTATCGTTGCGTTGCAGAGCTACATCAGCCCGACTGTGTTTGCCAAATGGAGAAAGCTGTGGTCATAGACTATGATGTTCGCATAGCGGGCGTGGACAGGAAGGTGGACTGGCGCGCAGGTGACGAGCCTGATCCAGACGATGAAGAACTGCTCATATCTCCAGCCGATGTGGTGGGGATGCTGGGTTTTGATCCACTGAAACTGGACGAGCAGCTAGATGAAGGTGGTGCAGGCTCTGGAAATTTTGGCCATAGTGGCCAAGGCACAGGAGAGGTGGGAGGCAGTGGCAAGGGCGGAGAGCTGTCGCGCAAGCTCCTGTATCACGGCACTACCGAGCAATATGTCAAGGAGATTGAGCAGAAGGGACTTATTCCACAGCACCACAGTGGTGTTGACCAAGGTGGAGTGACCAATGCGCCTGAATATATTGCTCGATCAGAGGGACACGTTTTCTTTACACAGAGTTCTTATGCGGCGGCGGTGTTTGCCGATTATGCCGCTAAGGCTAATCCTGGTAGCAAGCCTGTGATCATAGAAATTCGCATTACAAAGGAATATGCTGATCGTCTTGAGAAGGATCCTAACACCAAGGGACAGTCGCTTTCCTCATTGCGATTGAAGGGAGCAATTCCTCCTCACGCATTAAAGGTTGTAAAGGTTCACGGCGTGAAGATCATAAAGGGTCGCTATGGTGATCCTATGCCTGTTATGGAACAGTATAAACTGATGACAGTATTCATAGGAATGGCTGTGATGGATGAGCCCGCTGCCGCTCACGAGCACATTCACGAGCAGGCGGCTGACCGCGTTGGCCACGATCCGCGCGACAATAAGTGGCTCTGGCTGAAACACATATTTGGTGGTGACCAGGAGCTCTACGACAACTATGTAAAGCTGTTTGACGAGGCGCGGGCTAGCGGCTCAATGCTACCCAACGAGCAAGCCTGGATCATATTTCGTCAGCGGTACAGAGAGCTGCCTCACGGCTGGATTGAACATCACGCGTGGGAGGCACTACAGGAAGGCGGCGCGGGCTCTGGTAATTTTGGTCACAGCGGCCAGGGAACAGGTGAAGTGGGAGGCAGCGGCAAAGGCGAAGACCAGAAGACATTTGGTGATGCGCTTGGCAAGCTTTCTGTATCAAAAGCGCCGTGGGCTGAGAACACCGACGTTGTTTTGACAAAGGACATTTTCGGATTCTCTGGGCCAAAGTTAATTTTTGGAATTCGCAATTCTGATAAAAAGAAGTTTTCTCTTAGAGATATGCCTCTCGATAATCTTGCTCCTATGCAGGCTGATATTGCTGTGGCAGGATTGAAGGCTTATTCCCACGAGGGCGCAAAAACATATGACACAGATCCGCCTATACTTGCTCTTTTCCAATCATCTGATCCCACGTTGTCAAAGCTGAATGGGCGATATCTGATTCTGTCTGGGCATACACGATTGGCAGTTGCCATACTAAAAGGCAAGAAAACACATCGTGTTCAAGTAGCAAGATTGCGCTGGGTCAATGGTAATCCTATTTTTAGCAAATTAGAGGAGAGACGATACGACTCTATAACAGAGGACGTCACCACAGCGGCTGTAACGCCTCTGCTTCGCGCGCGAGCGCGACTAAGGCGCATAAAGCGCGTGCGCCCGCGTCTGGACGAGTACGGTGTAGTGGGCATGAAGTGGGGACACCACAAAGCTGACGACGAGGTTGTGGGTGATGGACATGAACCAAAAATAGAGCGCGGCATACTTGTTTTACACGGGACGACTGTGGCCAATCTTAGCAGCATCTTGTCTCAGGGCATAAGAAGCATGGGTGATGGTAGTGGTGTCTATGTGACAACCACAAAAGACAGAGCGATGTATTATGCAGAAATGCGATCTGAACAAACTGGCAGTATTCCTGCCATAGTGCATCTTTTTATTCCTGCTGGGGTGAAATTTCGTGCAGTTGGACATCATTTACCTGGTGAGCCATTTAGAATATTTGGAAAGCCGTATGGGTATGAGCTTAGGAATGCAGATGGTGGTGTCATAACTACTGGCATTCCCAGGGAGTGGATCAAAGGATATACGCTGTTCAATGAAGGCAAGGAGACATACAAAAAACTTCGAGAGGCTAAAGAGATCTCTGGTGGAAGAATTGTATATTTGCCTATGGTTTTTGGCTCTAGCAAATCTGTGCACACAAAGCTCTCCGAGCACGGCGTGATGGGCATGAAATGGGGTCACCATAAAGCGGATGACGAGGAGAACACCATGAGCAATAATGAGGCCATCAGCCGACTGCGTGGACGTTTTCACAATCGTGCTTGATATCAGGGATGGATAACAGTATAATAAAATCATGATAACACGGAGCGCTGAGGCAAGACTGAAACAGGCTGTACTCCCGGCCTGGGATGCTGGGCTCTTTTGGTTGACTTTCCACCCAGTGTCTGAGCTCCCTCAGCGCTCCACAACTATAAAGGAGCTGCATCGGATGATTAAAAACCAAAAGTCTGATGCTGCTATTGTCATTAGCACCTATAAGTGCGCGGGCTGTAAGGACACCCATAAGCTCAAGCAGACCTGGTCGCTGAGCGCTTTGTGCAGCATGAAGGACTTGGGTTTTGATCCATCGGACGTGATCATAGATTACGCCTTCAACGGTATGAAGCGCGCAGTTGCCGAGCAGTGTAATGTGGACGTGGATGTTGGAAAGGTAGATCTGGACATCAGCGGTTGTGACATACCGTGATGAATAAAAAGACAGGAGTGATGAGAATGAAACACTTGACGATTCGAGTTCGGACCAGCGAGAACGGCGAGCGGTATGGCAAGGTGGAAGAGCAGACCAAAACCTGCGAGAATTTCGGCCGTGCGGCCGATGACGGCTCCATGCCTGGCTGCGACTTCCTTCACGAAGAATTCCTGCTGCGGTCTTCCCACGGGCCGTCCACCATGATCCACCGCGATGGTCTGTACGTGCGCGGTGACCGCAAGGAAGAGGACCACGCCCACTTCGAGATTCCCAGCGAAGACTGGCACAAGAAGCTGACGGCGGCGGTGCGGGCGTATAACAAGCATTTCTCCGGCAAGTGACATGAGCGGCAAACCAAAGCCTATCGGCGTCGCGACCATAGGCCACCACCCTCTGATCCGCATCAGAGGGTGGTGGGTTCGCTGGCGCACGCGGCGTGAGCTCCGGCTCGTGTGGCGCGAGATCATGCGAGAATCAAAATGAAGACCATAGAAATTGTGGCATTAGTCCCATTTGTCGACGGAGATAAAACTTTATTCCGTCCAGATTCTTTGCAGCCCAATGTCCATGCTGGTACTGTACCTGAGCCTATGGCTGTGAACACTGTGGCTGCTGCGCCGTTGACTGTGCAAATCAGGGTAGGAAGGAACGAGCCTCTGGTCCGGAGTGTCGATTCCATGGACAACAATCTGGTCTGGCTTATGAGCACAGCCCAGAAATATGTCAGGGAGCAGTTTTCGTCTGGAAGTCGTATTCTCAGCGTAAAGGTCATTGAGCCTTTGCTGGTGGAGTGAATCACATGAGCGACAGAATCGTCGGTATTGATGTTTCGTACGCGCAAGGCAATATCAACTGGGACGCGGTGGCCATCGACGGCCAGGTGAAATTTGCTTTCATCAAGTGTACCGAAGGCGCAACCGTCATCGACCACCGTGCCGAGACTAACGCTCTTGGTGCAGGTGATATGGGTCTTCCGTTTGGGTATTATCATTTTGCCTATCCACAGCACAAGGCTGGTGACGCCGAGGGCGAGGCGCGGGCGTTCAAGGCTGCGCTGGACGTGTTGCCGCCTAGCAAGCTAGGCTGGATGCTGGACCTGGAGCGCAACGCTGAGAACATGGGCGCGGCGGAATACGAGCAGTGGGTCAAGGATTTCATTTCTGTTTTTGATGAGTCAGACCCTGCCGCCATGGATCAGGATCCTCGGAGAATCTACATTTACGGCGGCGCGAGCTTTCTGAATGCAGTGCTGCCAGCCGGATCCTCGCTGTCGGAGCACCCGCTTTGGCTGGCCCAGTATCCTGTTCGCTTGCCAGACATTTCCGCCGAGCCCGCTATGCTGCCGAGTCTCTGGGCCGACTGGACAATTTGGCAGTACAGCGACCAGGCCAATATTCCCGGCATACGCGGCATGGTGGATGTCAACTTTGCGAAGGCAGAGATCATAATTCCATGAAGCACTACCTGACAGCGGACGAGCACTATGATCACGAGAAGATCATATCGTATGAGCATCGTCCGTTTGCTACCGTGGAAGAAATGAATCGCGTTCTGTGGTCTAACTATACGCGGCTAGTTAGGCCAGAGGATTGCTGTATCCATGTGGGTGATCTGTCGTGGAATAAAAAGCTTTTCCTGGATGGCCAGGAATGGAACGGCTATGATGTTTTTTTGCGCGGCAGCCACGACAATCCAGCCCGCTATAAAATCACAAGCCTGACTCTCCGATACAAAGGCCATAACATTCAGGTTGTACACAATCCTGATGATGTCGATTTAATGGCTCCTGGTTTGGCCTTTGTCGGGCATGTCCACAGGGCGTGGCTGTGGAAGTTTTTAACGCCGGATGTTCTCGCCATCAACGTTGGAGTGGATGTCCACAGATACGCTCCGGTGGAGCTTAATGCGTTGATGGGCATCGCAAAGACGGCAAACAAGATGCGCGTCGTTAAGCATCAGACGGAAGGCTGACACACATGCTATCAGAACCAGCGCGGCTAGTTGCAGACAGCGTGATGAAGGCGCGGGCTGATGGCATATGCTGGGACAAGTTGATGAAGGCGTTCCGCTTGACGAGGCAGGAGCTGGAGAACATGGTTGCTTTGCGTCAGCAGGAGCTGGATGATAATCTAAAAGGAGACCAGTCCCATGTCCGTTCAAGTTAAGGTATTCTTCACCGACGGAACCGACTACACATATACAGTGCGTGATGTCATAACGGCTAAGCGCTATGCTCACAAGATTACTCAGGAGGGATTTCGAGTGAAGGGGCGTGACCGCTATATCTACAAACCTGCTAGTAAAATTGAGCGGGTAGAGGTGGTGGGCTCCGAGGGAGAAATTCATCGCGAGGAATTGAACGAGGAAAAGGGCTGAGGTATTCCCATGACGGACGATGAATATCGACAGTTACAAAAACTCCTTGCTGATTTATCCAGCGCACTGTTTTCTAACACCAGGACAGACAGCCAGGCACACTTGGCTCTGGCCAACAACATATCGACAATAGCAAACTGCATCAGTGAAATGGTGACTCGCCTGCAGCGGCTGGAGACCATTGAGGCCCAGCGCAGTTTAAGAGAGCTGGACGCTTTGATGCTGTTCATCCCATTAGACGGCTATCGACACTGAGGAGACAGGGCATGAAAAAATTTATGAGGAAGATTGCTACCACCATCATTTTGCTGGTGGCCATATTAGGACTGATAGTGCTGGGCCTTTTTGCTCTGATATTCATGGTGCTGGAAAAGATATTCTCAACGCCTGCCAGGTTGTTCGAGATCATTTGGGATTGGCTTGGGGCTATTGCTGGCAAATATGTGCACTGGATGGTGCGGCGCTATACTCCTGCAAAAAAGGAGAAGATCATCGTGGTCGGAGAGACTCATGTTGACCAGTGAACACAGATGAGAAAAGGCAGTCATCACAGTGAAGATACCAGAATAAGGCTGGGAGATTCTGCAAGAATAGCCTGGATGAATCCAGAAACTCGCAGAAGATCCAGCATAGCTCAGAAGAATAAAATTGTCAGTCTAGAGACTCGCAGCAAGCTGAGTGCTGCTGGCCTTGGTCATGTTACAAGTGAAAACACCAAGATGAAAATAAGACTAGCAAAACTTGGTCATGCCGTCTCTGATGGAACCAGAGAAGCGGTAGGAGCTTTGCGTAGAGGAAAGACATATGAGCAAATTTATGGCCACAGTAAGGCTAGACAGATTAAGAATAAAATGAGTATAGATAGAATTGGCAATAAGTTTGCACTGGGCAACAGATTTTCTCTGACTCCTGAGCAGATAGCCAAAATAAGCGGCTCTAATAGCTCTAACTGGTTAGGTGGTATTTCTCGTCTTCCTTATGGTCCTGAATTTGATAATAGGCTTAAAGCACAAATTCGTGATCGTGATGGTCATATCTGTCAGCTTTGTAATGCTGAAGAAGGTGATAGAAAACATCCTGTTCATCATATAGATTACAATAAAAAACACAACTGGCCTGGTAATCTAACAGAGCTCTGCATAGGCTGCAATTCTAAAGTGAATTCATATAGAGCATCGTGGAAGGAATATTTTGGACTGTTAAAGAGGAGTTCTCTCTGTGAGGAAATTGCTGACTTCTGAGGAATTAGATCGCACAATTGCAATCGACATGGACGGCGTCCTGCTGGAATATGATGCCTGGCGAGGCATGAATCACTTGGGTAAGCCTATCAATCACGCTGTTAGCTCACTCCAGCGGTTGCGTGACGCGGGCTGGCGCATTGTGATTTACACAGCACGGCTAAATCCTGAGAGCTATCGCGAGGACCTTGTCTCGGAATATTTTAGATGGATTGATGAATATCTGCATGCTTGCGGATTTGTATATGATAGTTTAACAGGAATGAAACCATGTGCAATTTTGTATGTTGATGATAGAGCTCTGAGATTCATATCTTGGTTTGATACGTTTGAACAGATCAATCGTCTAGAGCGCGAAAGGGCTCAGACGAAAGGAGACGACAATGAACGGCACATCAGCGATCCCTCCGACGACCCCAGCGCCTGTACCGCCCGCAGCGCCAGTGATTCCTCCGACGACGCCGACAAAGACAAATAAGATTTTGGACTTCCTGAAGAAGTACAAAGTCACAATACTCTTGGCTGCAGGGCTGCTTGCAATCTCGTTGTTCTGGTATCAGAACTGTCGCAGCAATTACTGGAAGCTGGAAGCTGTGGCACTGGGCGCTCAGCTTGAGACCAAGGAAGCTGCCCAAAAACTCACCGACAAAAAGCATGCCGACCAGATTGCGCAGTACGATCATGCTTCCGTTGTGGAGACGGCGCTGCGCGTAAAACTGGAAACTGAGCGTGCGAAGCTTTACGCTGACAATGCTAAGCTGGAAAAACAGCACAAAGATGACCAGGCCAAAAATGCTGTGCTGACTCCCACGCAGCTGGTAAAACAACTGGAGCTGACCGTTGGCACTGGCGAGGTGACGCTGCTGGCTGGAGACTTTTTCCGCTTCACATTAAAGGCGGCGCAAAAGGCTCAGTCCGTATTCACAGACGCTAGCTACTGGATGCAGAAGTACACCAACTGTGATACAGATAAAAAATTGGCCATTGATCAGCGTGACTCCCTGGAGCGCGAGAAGGGCGATTTGAAGGCGTCGAATCTGCTTATTTCCACCGACCTGAATAGCTACAAAGATCTCCTTGCACTGTGTAAAAAAGATAATGCAGCTATAGTAAAATCTACATCAGGGATAGGACTGAGAACAGCCTTGGAAACGGCGGGTGGTATAGGTGTTATTGTGCTCATCCTGAAAGTCTTGAAAGTCATATAAAAAAAGAGGCTTGCTATTGGTTTTTTTGCGCGTATAATTTATTTGAGCAGAATGAATTAGGTTCTGCACCCTCTTATACGAGGCTGCTCGTGGGGCGTGAGCGGCACACTAGCACATAAAGGCTGGGAGTGCTGGTAGTGGCAAATGGCCCGATCGCCGATGAGAGATCTCGCTCCCTGTATAAGCGATCACTTTTCAACATTGAGATCATTTCTGCCGATGCTATTCTTCTGTATTTGCTTCTGCTATTCGTTGCGTACATCCTTATAATCTGGTTCCCTAACCTGCCATTCTTGGCATTCGCAACTCAGCTGACTCTTGGACTGGGCGTCATGCTGACCAAGCGATATTTCAAAGAGCGTACGGATTCTGATCAGAAAAAGGACGCAGTTGCTGCGGTGGTGACCACTGCTAAAACAACTTCCGATCCTGCTATGGTCAATGCAGTGGCGGCGGCTGTCACATCCATTGCTGCTACTCCGGCTGTCAATGAAGCGACCGGAGCCAAGAAAGCGGGCGCAGGAGATCCGGACAAATGACAACTTTGAATGAATACGGTGTAGCAGGTATGCACAGCCCGTCTGCTAAGCTAGCGGTGCAGCACTTTCACAAGCTTCACGCTCGCATGCGTGACAAGCTGATCAAGGGTGGCGTGAAGGTGCCAGCCTATCGCACTGAGGGATATCTCAGCGGTGAGAATCTGGTCATCTCCGAGTACGGCGTTCAAGGAATGAAGTGGGGCGAGCGTAAAAGTCCTGCTCGTGGTTCCTTTGGTGTTAACGACCACGAGAGAAGTTTTTTACAGCACAGAGCGCTGAGCAACGTCAATGTGGCCAAAACAAGAAAAGGTGCTGATCGTCTCATAGCTGCTAAGAATTGGCTAGACACTGCACGATTCAGGCAAGGCAAACTTGTTCAGAAAATGAAGAAGGCGAAAGAGTCCATTGACGAGTACGGCGTTCAAGGCATGAAGTGGGGAACCAGTAAGGATCTCCGAGACAAAGGTACAGGCTCTCAGAAGGGCGCTTTTCATCGTATCCCCAAAGGCTCTGTTCATTTTGATACGACGAGATATCTTTACAGCCACGGCAGCCAGCCACGTGGTACAGGCCAGTGGGCTTTCAAGCTCAACAAAAAGGTTCGCTTTGTGCAGGGCACACAAACATATTCTGCAGCCAAGGCTATCATAAAGCGCCTTGCGGCGCGGGCGGGCGTGCGCTCTGTACGCACCGCTGAATCCAAGCTCTCCGAGTACGGCGTGAATAAGAAATGAGTCTGATCAAAGTTTATTATCTCTATTCTACAGAGCCTGGTAATTCTGGAATGAGATATATTGGACAAACAAAACGTTCTCTGGAAAAGAGATTAGCTGTTCACAGAAGTGGTGCAAGGAAAAGTGCTGATACATACATTGCACGCTGGATACGATCTGTCTGTGAAAGTGGCTATGAAGTCAGAATTGGATTGCTGAAAAGCAATGCAATCTGGAATGCTGATGAAATGGCAATGATTAAAAAGTATAGGGCGCTAGGTTATAGACTCACTAATTCTACCGACGGCGGTGATGGCATAATGAATCCTAGTGCTGAGACAAGATTGAAGATGAGTGTTTCTGGCAAAAAGAAGATTTTCTCAGACGAGCATAGGGTGAATTTGAGTAAGTCACACAAGAGAGAAAATCTTTCTCAAGAAACGCTGAAGAAAATGAGTGAAGGCTCAAAACGCAGAGCTCCCGCTTCTCTTGATACACGCAGGAAGCGAAGCGAGAATGCCAAGAGGCAGTGGCGGAATTCAGAGTTTCGGACAAAAATGGAAGGGTGTGTGGGCTCGGAGCATCACAATTATGGTAGACACCCCAGTGCCAATACACGAAGAAAGATGAGTGAACACTCTAGATGGCACAGAGAGAAGCTGGCTCCTAGTATGGAGTTGGCAGCTTCGTTTACAGGTCAGTTAATGGAGATTGGACAATGAGCGACAACAAACTTGCAGCTCGTGTACGTCATACGGGCGCTATGCTGCTTGAGCAGCAATTTGACTCCCTCAACCAGATGATGAACGACGC